TCCGATGGATCTGATCCGGGGCGAGCTCGCCATCACCGGGCGAGACCTGACCGCAGAACTGATCGACACCAAAACGTCGGCGAAATACACCAACCTGAAGAGCTCGCAGATCGTCACCAAGATCGCTGCCGCGCACGGGCTCACACCCGTGGTCACCGCGACGTCAACGCCGGTCGGACGCTACTACCAGATCGACAAGGTGCGACTGCAGGACGAACGCAGCGAGTGGGACCTACTCACCTGGCTCGCCCGCGAAGAGCAGTTCGACGTCTTCGTAAAAGGCCAGTCCCTGTATTTTCAACCCCAGGCGTCCACCGATAATCCGTCCCGCACCTTTACCTTCACGCCGCCGACGGTTCCGGGCGCGTCGCCCCGTTTCGACCAGCAGTCCATCAAGCTGAAGCGTAGCCTGACGCTCGCTAAGGACATCACCGTCACCGTCTCCTCGTGGAACAGCAAGAGCAAGCGCAGCTTCTCCAAAAGCGCGACCGCGACGCACACCAAGAATAAGGTGCTGAAGGACGCTACGTCGCCGACTTACGACAAGCAGACCTACGCTTATTACATCGCGCATCTGACGCCTGATCAGGCCCAGCAGCGCGCCGAGCAAATACTGGCCGATCTGACCAAGCACGAGCGCAAGGTCGAGATCGAGGGGCCTGCCGATAACGACCTCGCCGTCACAGATGTCTTTGCGGTGTCGGGCACGCAGACCTCGTTCGACCAGGCCTACCACCCCGACAGCATCATCCGGTCTTACAGTCTGGAGGATGGCTATCGCTGGTCGATCACGGCGAAGAACCACCCGGCCGAAAGCGACACGACGCTATGAGGGCGCATTTCGAGAACGAGATGCGGCGCCAGGCGCAGGAGGCGACGCGCCATATCGCACCTCCCCGCCTCGGCATCGTCTCGAACTACGACCCAAACCAGTACGCGGTGAAGGTTCGGCTTCAGCCCGACGGCACCGAGACCGGCTGGATTCAACTCAAGTCCCAATGGGTCGGCGATGAGTGGGGCCTATTTTGCCCGCCGATCAACGGCGCGCAGGTCGAGGTCACCTTCGAGAAGGCCGATGGCGAGGCGGGCCTTTGCGGCTCCGGCCTGTTCTCCGACGAGGACCGCCCCCTGCCCGTCCCCCAGGGCGAGTTCTGGCTGGTCCATAAGTCCGGCGCCTACGTCAAGCTGACCAACGATCCGACCCTGACGCTCGGCGATGGCCAGGGCGCCTCGATCACCATCGCGAACGGCCTGCTCAAGAGCGTCGGCGCCTGGACACACACGGGCAACTTCTCGGCAACAGGCGAGGTCACGGCCAAGAGCGACACCTCCCCGGTCGCGCTCAGCCCGCACGTCCACGGCCTTTCGGGCGGACCGGAGACCAGCGTGCCCATACCGGAGTAGGCCATGGCCAATCTGACGGACCTCACCGAGCTCGATCAATGGTGGGGCTCGGACCTCAGCGTCACGCTGACCGGCGACCTTGCCGTCGTTGGCGTGGCCCAAGCGGGCCAAATCCTCAAGTCGCAGCAGCGCGTCACGCGCCGTCTGATGACGAACCCGACCCAGTACCTGTTCGAGCAGGACTATGGCGCAGGCGTGCCGCAGCAGATCGGCGAAAACCAAGACGACGCGGCCATCCAGTCGCTGATCAGCGGGCAAATGCAGCTCGAGGCGTCGGTCCAGCAAACGCCGCCGCCAAACGTCGTCGTCGCCAGCATCACAGACGGCGTCGAAGTGTCGGTCGTCTACACCGTCGCGCCTGAGGCCGTCCCCGCAACCCTGTCCTTCACCGCGGAGGCCTGATGGCTCTCACCACGAAGACCTTGACCGCTTTGGTGCAGAGCCAGGTCACGGCCATGCAGGCGGCTTGCTCGTCGCTGCTCGACTTTGCGGTCGGAACCGTCCTGCTCGCCTTCACCCAGGCCATGGCTGGCGTGGGGCTGTGGCTGCAGGCGCTGCTGATCCAGGTCGCGGCGCTGACAAGGCTGGCGACCTCCTACGGAGCCGACGTCGATAGTTTCATCGCCGACTTCGGCATGACGCGCCTGCCTCCGGTCGCGTCCACCGGACCCCTGACTTTCGCCAGGTTCTCGACCACAGGCACGGCCGTCGTGCCCGTCGGGACGAGCGCCGAAAGCGCCGACGACAGCCTGTCCTTCATCGTGACATTGGACACGACCAACCCGGCCTATGTCGCCGGTCAGGGCTACGTGCTGCAGGCGGGGGTCGGCTCCGTCACCGTGCCCGCCATCGCCGTCGTCGCGGGGTCGGCCGGCAATGTCGCGGCTGGCGTCATCTCGGTGATCAGCGACGCCGTGCCGGGGATCGACACGGTCACGAACGGGGCCTCCTTCACCAGCGGGGCCGATGCGGAAAGCGACGCGGCGGTGAAGCTCCGCTTTGTGCTGTACATCAACAGCCGGCCCCAAGGGACGGCCGTGGCGGTCGACTACGCGATCGAGAGCATCGCTCAGAACCTGACCTTTGATCTGGTCGAGAACGAGACGCTCAGCGGGTCATTCCAGGCCGGCTATTTCTATGTGGTCGTCGATGATGGCTCGACCCTTGCGAGCGTGCCTCAGGCGACGCTCCAGGAAGTCTCGACCGCGGTTAACGGCGCCCGCCCGCTCACGAGCCAGTTCGGCGTCTTTTCGCGCACGCTGGTGACCATCACGATCTCGATGGTGATTTCGGGGGCCTACGCTGCGGTCGTTCAGGACGCGCTGATCGCCTATGTTCAGTCTTTAGGGCTGGGCGCCACGGTCGAATATAACAAGCTCGCCCAGATCGCGTACAACGCCGCCCCTGCCATCAACATCGTCTCAACCTCGCTGAACGGCGGGACATCCGACGTCATTTGCGCGCCCTCGCAGCGCGCCACGCCGGGCGCGATCACAGTGGCGCTGAGCTGATGTCCCTCGTTCCTAATCTGGGCTCCGACGTCCAGGGCGCGTTTGTCGGCCGCCTCAAGATGCTGTTGCCGCCGTGGTTCGGTGACGGCGAAACGCCCATCCTGGACGGCGTTCTGGCGGGCCCGGCGGCGGTGCTGACCTTCGTCTATCATTTGCTCCAGTACGTGGTCTTGCAGGTCCGCATCGCCACCGCGACGGACGGCTTCCTCGACCTCGTATCGGCCGACTTCTTCGGCGGCGCCCTGCCACGTCAGGCCGGCGAGATGGACGCGGCCTTCTCCACCAGAATCCGCGCGAACTTCTTCGCCAGCCGCAACACCAAACCCGCGCTGATCGCCGCGCTGACCGCCCTGGGCGCCACAGTCCGGGTCTTCGAGCCTTGGAATCCGGCCGATATGGGCGCGCTCGGTCAGCCGTCTACGCTCGCCTACAACGTCGCGGGCCTGCGAGGCTCGTACACCATGACGGGCCAGTGCTTCGTCATCGTCACCCTGCCGGCGGGCTCCACCGTCACCCCATCCCAGGTCTACGCCGCCGTCGAAAGCGTCCGCCCACTCGCCATCAAGGTGTGGACGAAGATCGTCAGCGCCTGACCCGCGCCCCCAGGAGACACGCCTTGGATCGACCAATCGTCTACGGCGGCGCCGTGGTTGCAGACACCGACACGCTGAACCTTGCCCGGTTCGTGGAGGTCGGCGTCGGCCATCTGCTCAGCGCCATCATCGGAACCGGCCCACTCTTTTTCGGCTTCCCTTGCACCCCAGGGGCGGGTCTGGCCGTCCAGATCGGGCCAGGCGACATCTACCAGACCGGTCCGGCCGACACGTCCGGCTACGGCTCCCTGGCGGCCGACACGGCGCAGATCGTCAAGCAGGGCATTCTCGCCACAGCGGTGTCCCTCGCCTGCCCCGCGCCTACAACGGCCGGCCAGAGCATCACCTACCTCGTGCAGATCGCACAGGAGGACGTCGACAGTCAGCCGATCGTCCTCGGCTTCTACGACAGTGCGGCGCCGACTGTCCCCTATAGCGGACAGAGCAATAACGGCCAGGCGCTGAACACCGTCCGGGCCAGCGTGGCTTCGGTGGCGGTCAAGGCCGGGGTCGCGGCGACGACGGGGCAGCAGGTCGCTCCGATTGCAGACGCGGGCTTCGCGCCCGCCTGGCTCGTCACCGTGGCGTTTGGCCAGACGACCATTGTTGCGGGCAACATAGCCGCTGCGTCGGGCTCGGTCTTCCTGACCGAGACGCTTCCGCAGAAGGCCAGCGTGGCGACGGTTAACGCGCTGATCGCGACCGCCGTCTCGCCCCTAGCAACTGCGGCTGCGCTGGCTGCGGAGGCCTCGCGTGCCGAGACTGCCGAAAGCGCGCTCACCGGCGAAATAACGGCGGAAACAACCCGCGCCGAAGCGGCCGAGGCCAAGCTGGCGCCGCTCGCCGCGCCGGCGCTGGTGCAGGACGCCAACAGCAACTACCCCACCACGCCGACCGCGCCCCTGGGCGACGCCACCACCAAGATCGCCAACATGGCGGCGCTGGCGGCCGCCATGACCGCCGCCAAGCCGTCGGGCAACATATCAAGCGCGACCGGCCCGTGGTGGAGCTGGGACCCCAAGACGGGCAAGGTCGAATGCTGGGGCGTCCTGGCGCAGGCCATTTCCGCCGAAGGCGCGATCACCGTCACCTTCCCCGTGACGATGGGCACGTTCCAATGGGCCGACGCCGATGTGACAAACAGCTCGGGGTCGAACGTCGGCTCCGCAACGGCGCAGTTTCAGTCAGGCACGACCACCACGGCCACCTTCTTCGTCAACGATAGCCAGACCAGCGGCAACGCCTTCGGCACCGGCCTGTCCTGGCAGGCTCGGGGCTACAGCCTCACCGCACCCGTCGTGCACTAGGGCCAACCGCCAATGCAGTTCGTTCGGTTTTACGCCTGCGACCAGGCGAGCGGCGCCCTGTTGCCCGGCGCCGCCGTCGAGGTGTTCCTGGCCGGAACGCAGACGCTTGCTGCGCTGTTCGACAGCATGGGCGAGGCCGCCTCCAACCCGGCGACGTCGGGCAACCAGGGCCAGTTCGGTTTCGCGGCGGCCGACGGCGACTATGACGTCGTGGTCACGGGTGCGGGTGGGTCGGCCCAGCCGAGCCAGCGGATATATCTCTTCGACCCGGCCGACCTGGCCGAGACCGTCAGCGCCTCATCGACCAATGCTACGGAGGCTTTGGCGCAGATCGCGGTTGCGCAGCAGCAGATCACCGCGATCCAGGCCTCGGTCGATGGCTATGAGCAGTCGATACAGCAGGCGACCGACGCCGCGAACGCCGCCGCGCAGGCCATCGATCAGGCCGGCGGCTCTGCGGTTCTGGACGCCGAACAACTTGAGGACGCGGCCGAAGCGGCGCTGAACGGCGCGCTGCAGCAGGCCAGCCAGCTCTTCGCCGAGCACGCCGCGAACTTCACGACCGCCGGGCTTCCGATAGGTCCGTTCCTCGATCAGCAGAAGATCGTGCTGGACGACCAGGTGTCCATCATGTCGGTCCTGGGCGAGGTCACGCCCGACGGCTCTGGCTTCGTCCTGAACAGCGCCGGCGTCTATTATTCGGCCGGCGTGCTGCTGAGCCAGCAGATCGAGGAGATGACAGCCGCCACGGCGTCGGTCTCGGCGACGCTGACCACCAGCTATCTCACGGCCACCCAGACCAACCAAGCCATAGCGGCGGCCGAGACGACGCTTCAGGCGTCCATCAACGGCGTGTCGGCCACGCTGACGAACAACTACCTGACCGAGACGCAGACGAACCAGGCCATTGCCGCCGCCCAATCGGCGCTTCAAGCGTCGATCAACGGCGTCTCGGCGACGCTGACCACCAGCTACATGACCTCCGTCCAGGTCAACGGCGCCATCACGACCGCGGTCTCTGCGGCGCAGACGATGCTTCAAGCGAGCATCAACACCGTCTCGTCGAACCTCTCGACCAACTATTTTACGACGGCTCAGACGAACGCAGCGATCACCGCCGCCCAGACCTCGCTTCAGGCCAGCATCAACGGCGTCTCGTCCAACCTGACCTCCAACTACATGACCTCGGTGCAGGTGAACGGCGCGATCACCACGGCCGTCTCGGCGGCTCAGACCACGCTGCAGAACAGCATCAACGGGGTGAGCTCAAACCTTTCGGCGAACTACCTGACCGGGACGCAGGTCAATGGGGCGATCTCAACTGCTGTTTCACAAGCCCAGACCACGCTGCAGACGTCGATCAACAGCGTCTCGTCCAACCTGTCGAACAACTATCTGACCACTGTCCAGACGAACGGGGCGATCACCACGGCGGTATCGGCCGCCCAACTGACCCTGCAGAACAGCATCAACGGCGTCTCGGCGACGCTGACCAACAACTACATGACGACGACGCAGACGACGCAGGCCATCGCCGCGGCGGAGGCGTCTCTGCAGACGTCGATCAATGGCGTATCCGCCACCCTGACCAATAACTATCTGACCGCGACCCAGACCAACCAGGCCATAGCCTCGATCCAGACGACCCTGCAGGCGTCGATCAACGGCGTGCAATCCACCGTTACGGAGCAGGCCGCCACCATCGTCACGCTCCAGGGCCTGACGGAGTCCTACCTCAGTTTCACGGCCGCCTCTGGGACCAGCTCCGCGTCGGTCGAGATCATCGCTCCCAACGGCTATGCGGGCGAGATCCTGCTGACCGGAAATGTCGTCATCGACGGGAACCTGCTCGTCAATGAAACCGTCCCGACCTCCGCCCTCGCCACGGGCGCCATCACAAACCATGCCACGAAGTCGAGCACCTCCAGCGGAGGTCTGGGCGGCGGCACATCGGCCGACCTGGGCGTATCGTGCGAGGTGACGTCCGAAGGCGGAGTGGTGGACATCACCTGCAACGTCTCTGTCGTCTGCAAGAACAGCACATCGAGCTACATCTACTTCACCTTGAGCGTGCTGCGAGACGGCGCTGACGTCGGGATGGACCAGCAGGTCGCGGTCCCGCCGGAGGGCGTCTACCAGTCCGGCAGCGGCGGCTCGCTGACCACGGTGACGGTGCCCGGCATCACGTCCGGGGTCATGTCCGCAGCCTTCCAGGACAGCCCGGGCGCGGGCAGCCACACCTATGACTTCCACATCACCAATGCCGGCGCGGGCGTCTCCTGGTTCTCGCCCACCCTTAACGTCGTCGCCTTCCAGGTCGCGGGATAATCCGAATGGCAATGCTCAAGCTGAACTATGCGGATGGCCGCCGGCTCGTCATACCGGCCCAAACGGTCAAGGCGATCCGCGGCGCATCGCCGAAGCTTTTGGAGGCGTTTCCGGATGCGCGGTCCACCATCTTCTACGTGATGTGTGGCCAAGTGCGCTCGGCCGGCCTTGTGGAGACTTTCTCGACCGTTAAGTCGATGCTCGACAAGGACAAGACCGTCGAGGTCGAGTGGCTGGAGGTCGAGGATCATCTGGCCCTGCCGTTCTGCCTGCAGGTGCCCGACATCCGGGCGGCCACTGGCATAGATCCTGAAGCCCCGTTGCCCAACGAGCCTGAGTCTCACGGCTGCACGGTCAAGATCGATTTGGAGTTCTCGCCGGGCGTAGCCTATCCGGTCTACGCCCACGCGGATATGGACGACATCATCGACGCGCTTGAGCCGCCAAGCGCCAGGCGACGTCCAGCGCCGGCTGCTGTGCCTAAGCCGAGGCGCACAGCCAAGTAGGTTCACCCGCCGCGCATATGCGCCGGCAGGTACGCCAGCAAGCCCTTTAGCGGCGATGCGGGCGCCAAGACGGCGCCCATTAACGAAACGGTCCGCAGCGCGGCGCCTTCGAACTCCATGATGACGCCGCCGAGGCTGCACCCCTGAATCTTGGGCGGCTCGCCGCCGCCATAGACCAGCACACAGTTGCGCAAGTCGCAGTCAACGTAGGTATTCCCGTCCGTGTAGACGCGCTGACCGGTGAAGGTCTGGGCAACGTACTCCGCCATGGCGCGGCTCCATCAGCAATTCCCAAAAATCTTACAGCAAGGAGACGCCTATGTCCGATGCAATCGTCAGCTTGGCCGACCTCAAGGCCCAACGCGCCGCGGCCGAAAAAGCCTTGGCCGCGCCCCGCGCCGCCATGCTGCGCGCCGTCCTCACCAAGGTTCAGGCTGCGAACCTCGCCGAGATCGCCGCCGACCTGACGGGCGTGCTCGACGCCGCGACGAGCGACAAGGACCTCATGGTTTTCAAACTCCATGCCGACGTGATCGGCAGCACGGAGCAGATGCTGACCGACGCGATCGCGGCCGCCGACAAGATCGCCGCGGCCTGAAATGATCGACAACGCCACGTTCGCGGCCGAGCTCGCGCCACTGATCGAGGCGTTGGCCGGCGTCGCGGCGAACACCTCCAGCGAGAACGCCTTCGCGACCGCCCTGACGGCGGCCCTCAATGCCTGGAACGTGCAGGTCAGCACCGGGGCGCTCTCGAGCAACGTCACAGCCCTGATCACCCAGGTCCAGTCGCTGATCAATCAGTTCCTGGCCATCGGCGTGAAGGGCACGGTCGATACGGTGGCCGACCTGCCGCCTGGCGCCCCCAACGGGTCCGCCTACATCGTCGAAACCGGCGCGTCGGCGGGTCACGGCTTCGCGCGGATCAACGGCAACTGGATCGACATCGGTTCGCTGCAGGGCCAACCGGGCGTGGACGGCGAAGCGGCCACCGTGGGCGTCGGGACTGTCACGTCGGGCGCGCCGGGATCAGCCGCGAGCGTGACCAATGTCGGGTCGCCGAGCGCGGCCGTCTTCGATTTCATCATCCCGCAGGGCGCCCAGGGCGCGACGCTTTGGACCCCGATCAAGGCCAATGCGACGCTCGCCATCAACTCGAAGAACGCGATCGACGTCCGCACCGCGGCGGTCACCCTGACCCTGCCAGCCCTGTCCACCATGACGCCAGGGCAGAGCGTCGTCGTCGCCGACGCATTTGGCGCCTCCGCCACAAACGCCATCAGCGTCCAGGCCGCCGGATCGGACACCCTGTCCCCCGGCGGCTTCCCCTTCACGCTTTCGACCCAGAACGGAACCGTGTCGTTCATCGCCTGGCTCGATCCGGGCTCGACCGGCACGGCGACGGGCTGGGTTGCGGTCAACGGAGCCTAGCAAATGACCAGATTGTTCATCCTCATTGCGGCGCTGCTGGCGCTCTGCGGCGCACCCGCTTTCGCCCAGACGCAGTTTGGTCCGGTCACGCCGACCTCGGCCGCGGGCTTGCCGCGGACGGACAAGGTCAGCACGATGCAGGGCTGCCCGACCTGCACGCACATCGGCGTGGATCAGGGCGCGCAGGCTGGCACCGGCACGGCGGCGACCGGTTGGTGGTATCAGGGGATCGAAACCGCCGGCTCGGCTGTGACCGGCGGCGGCGTTCGGGTCATGGGATCCGACGGCGTCTACGCCAGAGACCTTCTGACCGACACGGCCGGACGCATCCTGTCCAGCGGGTATTGTGCGGCGGCTTCAACCGCCCCGTCCTATACGGCCGGCGCGAACCCGTGCTCCATGGATCTAGCCGGCGACATGCGCGTGGTCGGCGCCAATGACGGCGCGCCCGCGACAGGCGTGTCTCAGCCGAGCGGCGGGGCGGGCGCCCTGGGTTGGTTGTCGGGCATCTACAAGGCTGTGACAGGAACCTTGACGGTCATCGGGTCGGTCACCGGCAATGTGCCTTACATCGAGAGCACGACGCCATTGGGCGCCAACGCAAGCTTCAGCGGCGGCGCTCACGCTGTGCCATCCTGGGCGTCCTATTTTACCTGCAGATCCACAGCTTCGGGTGGTGGCGGCTCGCTCGCCATATCAAGTCAAGGCAACCCGATCACCAACGACGTTTCGGTCAGTACAACGGGATCCGTCACGTCAACTATGTCGGAGCGCGTAAGTGGTACAGCGAATGTTTACTGCGTATATTTCAATGGCACGACCGCCCAAACTTCTTTTTACCTTACCTCAAGCTTTACGGCGAACTGATCATGACGAAAACTATAATCATAGCGGCCGCATTCATGATGTCGTTCGGTTGGGCGCAAGCGCAGCAAGCTAATCCGATCGGCTACGACCCTGCGCTTGCGCACCTTATTGCGCCTGACGGCACAAACATTCAGGTTCTCGACAGTACTGGTGCGTTCGACGGCGCCGCGACGGCGAGCGCCTATGCGGCTTATGTCGCCGCCAATCCACAGCCGACAAGGCCGGGACCGTCGCTGGTCACTAAGCTCGGATTCATCCGCCTTATGACGGCGACGGAACGGGCGGCCTTCATTGTGGCGCAGGATCAGGCGACGGCCCTGACGGCGGCGCAGGAGTCCTTGTCGCCGCTGCCGGCCCAGACCCAGGCGCTCATTGGCCTAAAGGTCTTCCTGGCTGAGTATAACGCGCTTCAGCCCGGCGACACGATCAACCTGACCGATCCATCAACCGCGTCGGCCGTCAACCTGTTCCTCGCGCTCGGCATTGTGACCAGCCAGGCCCGCGTGACCGCGATCCTGGCGGGGCAGGCGCCTTCGCCATGACCCGGCCCAAGTCCGTCGCCCAATACCTGCTGAATATCGCTGTCGGCATCGACCAGCTCGGCAACGCCCTTCTTTTCGGCGACCCGCACAGTACGATCAGCGCCCGAGCCTATGTGGCCAGCCTCAAGGGCGAGCGCTGGGGCTGCGTCCTCTGCGGTCTGCTGTCCCGCATCCAGAAAAACCACTGCGCCCTGTCCTACGCCAACCAGCTCGCCGCAGACCAAGCCGCCGTGCAAGCCGAGAGCGGCGAGATCGGGAATGCAGCGCCTTAGGCGATTGGCGCGCGACCTTCTTCAGTTCAGCCTTCATAGGAGCACGCCATGCGCGCCTTCTTGACACCGCGCGCATTCTTGGCGTGCTCCATCGTATTTTATGTCGGTGCAACTGAGGCCGCGATTCTGGCGCTCCATATTCCCGACGGTGTTCGCGACATCTTGCAGGTGATCGTCGGCGTCTTGATCGCCAAGTTCGGAACGGTCTACGATTATTACTTCGGCAGCTCCAAGGCGGAGGCGGTCTCTTGATCCCGGTCGCAGCTGCGGCTGGCGGGGCGGCGCCCTGGTGGATGGAATATGTGAAAGGCCTGGGAGTAGCGACCGTTACCGCCGCCGGCACCGTGGCGGCCGGCTGGATCAGCAAGAGGGCGCATCCAAGAATCGTCCAGGCTGAGACGTCGGAGCGCATCGCCAATGCTTTCGACGGCCTCGTCGATCGGCTGCAGGCGGACAACAAGCGCCTGAGCGATCGGCTCACGGAGGCGGAAACCAAATTCCAGTCGATCCGCAAGGACCTGCAAGAGCGAAACGACTTCATCGACGCGATGCGGGCATATGGGCGGGCCACGCTGAATTATGCCGCCGATCTTGAGACGCTCGTGCTTCGACTGGGTGGCGTGTTGCCCGAGCGTCCCAAGCTTCCGGACCTGCCGGAGCCGGTTTAGGCCGTCTTGCGGCGGGGCGTGGACGTGGTCGTCGCCGCCGCCGCAGCCTTTGAGCCAAGCCCTTGCTGCCGAGCGCGATCAGCCCGCAGCGCCGAATAGTTGGCGGCCACCATCGGGTAGTCCGAAGGCAGCGACCACTTGCGACGGTAGTCTTCCGGCGTCATGCCCAGGCTCGACAGGTGACGCTTGAGCGACTTGTACTTCTGCCCGTTCTCGAGGCTGATCAGCGCGTCGGGCGTGATCGACTTCTTGATCGGTACAGCGGGCACAAGGTCGATCTGAGGCGCCTCGTCTTCACCGGCGGCTGTCGCTTGTCCGTTGAGCGCATTGACCAGATCACCGACGAGCTTCGGCGCGTTCTCGACCGTGAGCCCGCCATTCGGGGATCCGGCGAGCGCGACGACGATAGACGCCACGCCCGTGAAGAGCAGGCCGCGATCCGCGACTGACCCGCTGATGTCAGTGAAGCCGGCCGTGGCGCCGACGGTGTTCGCTGGGATGTTTGTCTGACCGTCCATGATTTGCTGTCCATTGGAGCCCGCTTCTGGAGCGGTCTTCTAAATTACCAGCCCTGCTAGTTCAGGCTCAAGCCTCTTTGAAGGGTTTCCCGTGACACCTACAGGATTTATCCATTTACAGGCTGATGAGGGTTGCAACCTCAAGGCTTATCCGGACCCAGATAGCCCGCTTGCAAAACAGTTACGACTTCCAGTCAGTGAGCGAGTTGCTGGCTGGACTGCGCTCTCAGGTGCGCCCTGGACTTGCGGTTGGGGCTGTACTGGCGAAGATATCGGCCCAAATACTGTTTGGACATTGGCGACTGCGCAGGCCGAGTTAGCGAAGCGTGTTCAGCAGACGGAAGCGTCTCTGCAGTCCGCCCTGCCCTGGTTCACGAAGCTGTCGCCGGTGCGCCAGGACGTGCTCGTCGATATGGCCTTCAATTTGGGCGTTCACGGCCTGCTACAGTGGAAGATCACCCTCGGCGCCGTCGAGCGCGGCGACTATGCGGCGGCGAAGGCCGACATCTTGAGCGACCAGTTGTGGAGACGCCAAGTCGGGGCCCGCGAACTTCGTTGCGCCAACGCTATGGGATCCGGCGTCTGGTGACGTCTTCCAACATCGCTGGAATACACAGCCCCGGCTGGTCCTGACGGATCGGCTGGGGTTTTTCTTTGGAAGAAGCGGAGCCTCCGCTTCGTAGCCGCTTGTTCTCGGCCAGCGCGGCGCGCACGTCAGCCAACTGCGCCTCGTAATCTTGTGGACGTGCAGTGGGCGATGCGATCCACGCGGCCCGCCTATGCGCCAGGTCAAGGCGCTCCCGCAAAGCCCTCACCTCGGCCTCAGCGGCGAGGAGGGCGGGGGAAGGGGATTGGGTCATGCAGCTTGCTCCTGATCGGCGCGGACAAAAGTGCGAGATCTAAGCGCAGCGCAGACGGCGCGTCTTATATCGCGGCCAGATAGCGCTTCGGTGATGGCGCGGATGCTATCAAATCTGTTGGAGCGCGGGCCAATCCCAAGCGGAGAGGCTATGGTGCGCAACTCTTCAGCCCAAAGCATCTCAAGCCGGTCGGCGGGATTGAGCAACGCCGGTTGAAGCCGGGCGCGGGCGTTGTAGCCGCCCGTTTCGGACGCCCATGTATAGGTCGTGTCAAAGCCGTCCTCAGTCTCGGCGATGACCTCCAGCCCCACAAGGCCGGGGAGGTGCTTGGGGTTCGGCACTGGCCCCCTACACCCAGGCTGGCGCGGAATATCCCGCCACTCTCCAGGTATGTGCGGGTCCTGAAGGAGGCTTACCTTCCTCGCCATGACGGGCGCGGCGCAAAGGGCATACAAATCGCAGACCCTGCGAGCGTGCGCGAATTGGCGCTCCAGCCGACCCAAAACGTCCCGCTCGGATTTGACCTCAATCCCGATCAGCATGTCCGGCGTGACGCAGGCCACGTCAATCACGCTCGGACCATACGAGCCGGTGCCGAGCTCGTGGATAACACGCCCAGATGGCCAGAGCCGGCGCAGCATGGTCTCGGCCTTGGCTCGGATTCGTTCTTCGGCTTCGGAACCAGCCATCAGCTCACCTCCGCTTCGCCGCGTTCGGCGATGAGACGATTCCTGTCGTCAATGCGCTTGGCGACACGTCGCGCGTGAGCGGCTAGGTGGCGAAGACTGTCAGGTGTCAGGTCAATGGATCGATCAAAGCCCCCTTCAAAAATTGTCAGCCGGCCCGCTTTTTCATACTCAAAAATCAAGACATGCTTTCCGGGCGATAACACGCCTAAGACCTCCCGAACCTGATTAATCATGACGCGCTCCCTTCTGGCGGGGCGGGAACGGGCATCCAGTGGGTGGGGCTGACAATCTCAGGGCTGTGAAGCGTGGTCGCTTGGCCGTCGATTGTGTAGCCTTCCGCCATAACAATTTGGCGGCATGACGTAATCCAAGCGTCAAACTCTGATTGCCACCACGCTCTTTCGAGAAAGCCGGATCTGCCGAACTTGGCCGCTATAATTGGCGTCCCGTCCTTGGGTGCGCTCTCAATCGGCCTCCACTCCCTGCCCTGCCCCGCCTCGCTCATCGGTCGCTCCCATTGGTCGGGGCGGGGAGGGGCTTGAATCGGCCATCGTTGAACTCGTGGTCAACGCGTGCCCACAGCTTGCCGTCCTCGCCGCGGTAGATAACGAGCTCGTCGCCCTCGGTCGGATCAACGGGACAGGCCGACTGCAGTTCGGCGTGGCCGATCACCTCGTAATCGGTCCCGCGATTGACGTGACGGTGTGTCGGATTGAACCCGCCGGTAGCGCCGCTCGTCAGAGCGAGGATGGCGTCGGCCAGATCGTAACACTGCTGCTGAACGAGGGACGGAACGCATTCGAGGATGCGCTTTTCCCATTCGTCCTGCTTCCACTTGCCCGTAGGCTCTCGTGGTTCGCCGTTAATGGTTCCAAGCCCCGCCAGCGCCGCTAGTCGCGCCACCGCCTCCCGCAGCTCGTCTCGGCCCTTGGACGCGGGGAGAGTGGTAAGGCCGATGTAGCGCCGCACAGCGGCTTCGGCGAGGTCAGCATAAAATTCGGCCGTGGGTCCCGGCAATGTAAGGGCGAATGCCTTTTCCCTCACTTCAGCTAGCGCCGCCTCGTCCAACCCCTGCTCAGCGGTCATCTTGCGTCTCCTTGTTGGTGGTTAGGGCGGCGAGGGCGCGGTAATGCTTCACCTGCACGATGGCCGGACGCCAAATAGACAGGTCGGCGTCGTCAGGACGGATGGTTTTGGCGGCTTCGATGAACGGCTTAGCAGCCGCCTTCAGCGCATCCCTCTGCGCCTCTGCGGCTTCAGCGCGCTCTCGCCAGCCGTCCACGATCCCGGCGGCTTCGGACATCGCTAGGCGCACACTAGCTTCGCCTGCCTCACGCGCCCATTTGGACATTTCCACGATTGCGACGCGCGCCTTTTCCTCTGCGGCTTCGACGCGGGCGAGGAGTGCGAGGACGGTCTGGGGGTTGAAAGCGGCGATGAACGCGCCGTCCTCCAGCACCCTATCGGGCACGTCGTCGCTTCCGCGCCTAGCTTCGGCGTGAGTGTGGAACATCTCGGTGCCGATCCAAACAGCATCGTTCAGGTCGCGGTTGTCGTAGGCGTTCCAAGGTCCCGGCGTCGCCGCTTCCGCAATCGCGCGCAGATCTGCGTCCGTCATTGTCACGTCCGTCATTGTCCTGCCTCCTGGGTTAGGGCGGCGCGAAGCATGTCATCAGCCAACCGAAACTCGGCCGTCCGCGGGTCGTCGTGCTTTGGCGTCTTCTTCACCCTGCCGTGGCAATCGGTGTAGTATCTGCCGACGGCAGTCATGTACCGCTCGGCCCGCCCTCGTAACGCATCCCGTTCGGCCGTAAGCCCCTTGATCCGCTCGTCTTGGGCGTTCAAGATGTGGTGTACGATGCGCGCTTGTTCAGCTTTTAGCGGCCTAACACCAGCGCGGTCGCACGCGACGTCAATAACTTCTATCCCGGAAACCCAATCTGGGATTTGCCCGTCCTCCTCCCCGGCGACAGTCACGGGTTGTGAATCAGCCGCCGCAACCAGAGCCTCTAAGCTCATAGACCGGCGATCCTCCGCATCGACGTCGATGTAGTCTTCCTCTCCCTGCGCGCCATTGGTCGCGGGAAGAGACCGGCGATCTGCAAAGGCGGTGGGAGGCGTAAGAGCTTTCTGCACTCTCGACCGAAGTGAACTGCTAGCGCCCGCGCTGGATTGAGTGGAGACCGATCCTCCTGCTGCTCCGACAGGCACGTCGGCCGACGTGTTGGCGGATCGGTCTCCTTGCTCGGCGGAGGGCAACCCGGATTGTCTCACCGGCTCCGTTTCGCAACTCTTTTCGGTGTCGCGCCTCACTTTATCGGCGGCGGGTTGGGCGGACGCACAGGACGCCTTAACGCCAGCGATTAGGCGCGCGACCTCCCGCACGGTAAGGCTGACGCCGTAGCCCTTGCTGAGGTGCTCCTGCGCCCATTCGGATAGCGCTGCACCCGCAAGCTCCAAATCCTCCACACATAAGCGCTCAGCATGATTGGCCGCACTGATCGGGGTTGGAGACCAGCCGGCGGGGATCGGCTTGCGCGCTTCCGTATGCAGGGCATTAAGCAAACCCCGCACAATTTCGCGACCGTGGTGAGCAAAGGACAGATAGTGCTCTGCGTCGGCGACGACTTTAGCGACAGGTTCACCGTTCTCCCCTCCCGTGGGGGCGCGGCGGTTCCAGTCGGCGAGGGCGAACCCCGCAAGCGATTCAATGTCAGAGCGCAAAGTTGACCCAGTTTCCTCGTTCGGGTCGTCAAGCATGTCTGGATTAGCGTCTAGCCATTGCTGCACGCCAATTGCGGTATCCCGCAAATCTTCCCCGGCCTGCGGTTGGTTGGGTTCGGGTTGGGTGGTCATGACGAGGGCTCCTTTTTCAAATTAGCGACAGCCCAAGCGCGCATCCGCGTCCAGCGCTGCTCGGGTGTCTCGCCGCTGTACGGGCCGCCTTCGTCGTTCTCCCATTCGATCTCTCGAACGAGCGGAACCGCTATGCCAAAAGTGGCCGCCACTGTGTCGTAATCGTCGGGATCAAGCCTCCCCATTTCGACGCCACGCTTGACGCCTACCGCGCCGATTGCACAGACAGCCCCGTCTTGATGAAGCGCGCCATCTACGAGCCGCTTGTCGGGCATGGCGTCCAAGGCGTCGATCAGCTCGCGCAGGAACGCTTGGCCGCGCTTGCCGCGAATGGTGCTGGCGACCGTTCCGCGCCAACGGATCATCATCCAATTGTCTTCGCAAACGTCGCTATATCCGGCTCGGCTCATCCATCCCTCCCGCTTTCCGCAGTGGCAAGGGAGAGGGCGGTGCGGCAGAACGTTTCAATCGCCCGAAACTCGTTATTGATGCCGTTCGGCGCGGTCCATGCTGACCTGCGCGCTTGTTCGGCAACAGACGTTAACGCCTCGAACATCGCAGGGGCGGCGGCGATCAGGCGGCCATTTGCGGCAGTTTCCGCGAAGAACGCCTGAACCTCGGGGTAAGCCGCCTCCGATGCCGATGGCGAAACGTAAGCGAGGTTGCAAATCAACCTGCCGTGACGCGCTACAACTGGCCAGCCGACGACCGACGAAGGCTTGGCTGCGCACATCCACGGCCCCGGCGTCCAAGGCCGCCCTTCCGCCGTCGCGCCGCCTTGCGTGGTGGGTGGGGTTGTCATTGCGGCTGGTCCTCGGCTTGTGAAATCAGGGCGTCGAAGAGTCGCGGCTGCTCCTCGGCTTGTGAGATCAGGGCGTCGAAGAGTCGGCGCAGTACGTCACGCGCGAGATCAGACACTGTGGCGTCGGGATTGGACGGGACCATTGCGCCGGCCAAAGCATAAGCTGGACGGCCTCCTAAGCTTTCCACAAGGCTTAGGGCAACGTCTAGGGATGCGGTATAGTTTGGTGCGTAAGAGCAGACCGCTCGAAAACCCAAGCCGCTCGGCATATGGTCTCCAAGAGGTTTCGGAAGGCCCATTGCCGCATTCCAGTAGATGCGTTCGGCCGATCCGCGCTTAAGAAGCCAGAAGGTTTCCCCGTCCAGCTCCCGATCCGGCCCCGTCGCCGTCGCAATCCGATCCCGCACGCGCTTAAGGTTCTCTCGGTTCATCGCGTCGTCTCCCTTAGTCTTGCACCGCCCGGAATGAACTCCACCCCCGCCTGCTCCATTCGGGAGCGCCAGCTCGCCACGTCGCGGGCGGGCCGGACAGGAGTGCGCCCTTGGGCATCTTCATGCCGTAGGCTTCGTAAAGCGCCTTGTGCTTGACCGGCGCCTGGATCGCATCTCGCAGCGTGCTGAGCGCATCGTCGTTGCCCACGATGTCGGCGAAGGTCTGCTCGGGAACCGGCTTGAGATATGCCTGAACGGCTTTGCGAGCCTCGATGTAGGACGGCGGTGGCTCGCGCTTTGGGTCTCCGCGTTCGGGGGCTGAGTGGTCAAATGGCATCATAAACTCGGCTGTGGAGCCGAGGACGGATTCGAATATTATGCGCCTCATTTCATTTAAGGTGACGTTCCGGACCTCGTCGGCTCTGGCTCGTCCGTCAGATGACGAGCTAACTCTGCCCGTATGCAGATTGCAGCTGACGCAGTTCGGATCGCCGCACGCTCGCAGCTCGGCCCGGTCGGTTTCCGCGGGCTCCTTCGGCAGCTCCGCCTTGCCGCGGCCCGAGAACATCGGATCATAAGATGACCGGAAACGGTCGTCGCGATTGCCCATGGCAAACTCCTTTTGCGAACTTTTCGAGGATGTAAGACGCTGAAAATGTTCGCATTCAGGATGCCCGCAGCGGGTATCGCACGACCATGCGAACGCTGGGTTGGGGGCGTGTGTAGCTCGCTCCAGCTACCAGCGCCCCCAACCGAGATTTCCGGTGCGCTGGTTCGTCGTCCAAGAACGCCGCCAGCTTGCCGTGAAGGATGATGTCGATAGGCGTGCCGCGCTCTTGGGATGTCGGCGCGATGACGATCTTGTCGATCAGGCCCCTGACCGCGTCGATTAACTCTCGTTTAGCCGGTGTCGCGCCATCCGCTGACTGCGCGAGCACCCGCTGCAGCTCGCCGACCATGGCGCCGTAGAGCTTCGGCGTTTCGGGGTGCAGCTGGATCGGCGGCTCATCGACCAGCATGAATTGGAGCTCGGCTTCAATCTTTCGACGCTCCACGTCCCGTTCCATCATCCGCGCTTCCATGGCAGCTGTCGCCGTGCCGCGTTCGATCGCGTCGATTGTGCGTGCTTCCGACCTGATGATTTCGGCAAGTCGCTTCTCCAGCGGCTCCCGCCTCGAAAGCTGCTGCTGGCGGCGCTGATGCGCGGCGTGATGGTGCTCTCGCACCGCGTCGGCAATGACTTCAGGCTGAAGGATCCTGGCGCGAAGACCCTCCAGGACGCGCGACTGGATTTCCTCGCGGTTGGGCGTGCGTCGGTTCGCGCAAACGGACGGACCCTTTTCGCGATAGGCGGCGCAGACCAGTTTACCCGACGTGTAAACCGTATAGGAGGCGCCGCAGACGCATTTGACTAAGCCGCTGAACAGCCAGGCCGGACGTGGCGACTTTTCATGCGGCTTGGCCGCGCCCTCCGCCTGTTTTTGCACCCTCGCCCGCGCCCAGGTCTCGTCGTCGACGATGCGCAGATGTGGCGCCGGCGTGCGCTTCCACTCCGATTCAGGCTTCATCCTCGGCGTGCGCTTGCCCGTCGTCGGGTGCTTTCGCACCTCCATGCGGTTCCAAACCTTCACGCCGGCATAGATTTCAGTGTGGAGGATGCCGTTCCCGCGCTGTCGAGAGCCGCACACGGTCGAATGCGCCCACCCCTGGCCCCGCGGTCCGGGATGCCCCTCGCGGTTCAGGTCGTTGGCGATCTCACGCGGCGACCGGCCGGCTAAATAGTCGGCGAAGATGCGCCGAATTACATCCGCCTCGGCCTCGACAATTTCCATCGCCCCGCCGGGGCTGGAGCGATAGCCAAAAAGGCGTGATCCGGTCGCGGCGCCGCGTTCGGCATTCGCTCGCATACCGCGCCGTGTTTTGGCGCCAAGCGTCTTTAGAAACTCCTGCGCCTGCATGCCCTTCCAGGCGACGTGCATGCCCTGCACCTCGTCTGTGGACAGCGTCGCGATGGTGACGTCCACATAGGCCATTCGATTGGCGACATGGGCCAAGTGCTCAGTGTTGCGCGCGATCCGGTCCTCGTCCTCGCAGAGCAGGATATCGAATTCTCCCCGCTCGGCCGACGCGAGCGCATCGAGCATGCCGGGCCGATTGGCCAGGGCGGCGCCGGATATCGCTGCGTCGGAGAATATGCGGACCAGCGACCAGCCGCGCTGTTCGGCGTGACGACTGCACACGGCCACCTGGTCGCCGATGGACCGCTCGTTCTGGCGGTCCGAGGAGTAGCGCGCATAGATGGCCACCGTCGGCATGTCAGACCCCACGTTTCGGGGCCGGTTTGGCCGCCATGGTCTGACTATGCTGTTCTTCTTCCAGAACCCGTGCAAGCGCCCGGGCCACACGCGCGATGGCGGGGTCGATCCCTGGCGGGATCGGCCTCGTCTCGGCAGATGTGCGGGAGGCGCGCGCGGACATGGCTACAGCGGGGCGCTAGCGGCGAGCGCGGCGGCTTCTGCCTGGCGTTCCCGCTCCCGGTTGGCCCGCCACTCGTCACGCCGACGGTTGATCTCGCGATCCGCGCTGGCCGCGATGCTGGGCGCCATACCAGGCTTGCTGAGAATCCACTGGATGAAGCTCAGATCGACGTCAGCCCATTTCGTGCCGCGCCACACGCCAATGGGGCAGGTGGGCAGCATGGCGGGCTCGTCGGTCCATGCGATCATCTCTTCGAGCGTGGCGCGCTTCAGCAGGGCGCCGAGTAGATGAGCCGTGACATAGGCGTCCGGGCCGGCGCGGTGGGCGGGCTGGCACGTCTCGGGGCAAGGGTGGGTGAGGCCTTCGTCCTCCAGCCAATACCGCAGGCAGCCGTTGCCGTGACCCGGCGCCTCCGGCCAGACCCTGAGCGCCGCCTTATAGGTGCAGAGCAGCGGCACGCCGCGCCTCACCTCCTCCGTCAGCCATTGGCCTTCCATGCCCGTGTTGTGGGCCGCGAAAGCGTCCCATGGGCCATCGGCGTGGACGAGTTGAGCCAAGCGCTCCGGTGAACAAAGAGGGCGCCCAATCAAATCGCTGGCCACGATGTGATGCACGGCGCGCGTTTGCGGCGGAATAGGGCCGGCGCAGGCGAACAGGTGCGAGGCGTAGCTGCCGCTGGGCTCTGCGCCTATGACGGCGCTAAGTCCCACCTCGATAATCTCGGCCTCGGGCGGCGTGAAGCCGGTCGTCTCGAAGTCGATGACGAGGACGCGAGGATGTTCAATAGGCATCGGCTTCCTCCATCTGCGGCTGGGTCGCGGCGAAGGCGGCGTTCAGCTCGAGCAGCAGGCCTTCTGGGTCGATGCGGTCAGCATCGGCGCGAAGCCCCTTCATCGGGCCGTTCCACGCCTTCAGCGCCGCCGCGGGCGTCATCTCGGCGAGTGCCTTCTTGGCGTTGGCGACGCGCTCGGCGAGCGTCGGCTGCGGCTTCTGGTCCACCCCATCCGCCCGACCGTTATTGGCGGTCGGGCGGCCCTGGGCTGCGGAAGGTTGCGTCTTGGTGAGTGGCTTGAACGTGAACTGTTTCTTGGATCGGTTGCTGGCGTTCAGCGCCAGGGTGACCTCTCTGTCTATGTCGGACAGATGGCTGACACGGATGCCGCCCACCTTGATGCCGCCGAAGTAGACGTCCGGGTCACGGAAGAGGGTCATGGACTTGCCGACGTAGCCGTGACCGTCCTTGCCCCAAAGCTGAACAAGAACACGCCTCACCGTCTTGCAAGGCTTGTACGGCTTGCCCCCATCGCCCTCGAAAGAAAGAGAGATAGGCTGCTCCGGCGACCCAGGATTTGCTGCGATGCCGGTGATCCGAATAGTGCGCGGACCGCCCAAAAGGTCGTCTGCATTTAGCTGATCGCTCTTGGCGGCTATGGTTGTGCTGACATCGACCATTAGATCACGACCTCCATTTCTTGCCGGCGCTCGGTAGGCACCATGCGCATCGTCTTGTTGTGGTGGGCCGCCTCCCACTGGCGGCGAGCTTCGGCCAGCCTCTTCTCGAAGGCGCCGGCCGCGGTGAGGATGGCGACCTGGATGGCGGGGTCGGGGAAGACCCGCGTCGTCACCATGGGCAGGCCCGCGCTAAAGCTGACGAAGTCGATCCACTTCCGTTCGGAGACCAACAGGCCCGTCTGACACTGGAACAGGAAGTCGGGGTCGATCTGGTGGTTCAGCGCGTATTCGACGACGGTTTGGATCTGGTACTTCTGGCGCCGACCCTTGCATTCGATCGCGCCGTCGGAGCCGACAAGCCCGTCCGGCGAATAGCCGAGCGTGAAGCCCCACTTGTCATTGGTGATGAATCCGACCTGTTCTACGGGCTCATAGTGGCGAGCGTAGTATTCGCGCGCCTCGATCTCGTCCTCTTGGCCGCGCAGCATGTCGTCGCTGATGTAGCGCATCTCGACATGGCCGCTGATCCGCTGGGCCAGCAGCTCGTAGAGGTGCGTCCGCTCTTTCTCGTTGCTCGCGATCTTGAGCGTCGGCGTCAGAATCAGCTTCATCTCGCTGGCCGTGAGCAGGCCGCAGCGCGCGGCGATCCATTCGTCGGTGCCTTGGATGAGGTTCTGGTGGACCTTTATGCCCATGGTCAGAACTCCAGCCGGACGTGCGGGACATTGCCGCCGGTGATCGCCAGCACGACCGCTTTGGCCAGGTCCTCGTCGGCGCCGGTGTGCTCCATGATGGCCTCCTTCGCGGCCTTCATGATCCGGCCGCGGTGTGCGCGGTCCTCTTCCCGGCGGCGCTGTTCGGCGGCCAAGCGCTCCTGCTCCGCGACACGCTCCCGCTCGGCGTCTTCGTGCCGCTGGCGCTCAGCCGCAGCCTCGCTCTCCAGCCGCGCTATCTCCGCAGCGGCCTGCTCTTGCGCCTCCTGCCTCGCGCGCTCCGATGCGGCGAGCGCGTCTTGGAACTCCCGCTCCAGCCGGGCCGTCTCCGCCTGGCGCGCCTGTTCAGCCCTTTCCGCCGCCTCCCGTGCGGCGCGCTCTTCCGCCGCCGCGATCTCGGCTTGACGCTCCTGCTCAGCCTGGGCGCCCCGCTCGGCCTCCAGCTGGGCGCGCTCGCGCTCTTCGTTCTCCGCCGCCAAGCGCGCCTGCTCCTGGCGCTCGGCTTGCGCGCGCTCCTCCTCTAGCCGGGCGCGTTCGGCCGCCTGGGCGCGCAGCTGCTCCAGCTCGGCGCGATCAGCCTCCTCCTGGCGCACACGCTCCAGTCCGGCCCGAAGCGCATCTAGCGCGGTTTCGCGGGCATAGATCGCGGCGCCGGCCATCTCCTGGAACTCGTCGTCGGTGATGGCCACCGCCTCAAGCTCGCCGATCCGCTGGGCGATGGCCTCGCTCGTCTCGCCGTGCTGGATCGCCCCGGATGACTGCAGCTTGGTCAGCAGGACCTGGACGCGTTCGATCCGGGCCTCTTCCGCCGCCTCCCATTCGGTCAGCGGCTTGCGGACCTCGGCGGCCAGGCCGTCGAGCTCTTCCTTGATCGTCCGCAGCGACGCGTTGACCGCATTCACGGTCTTCTGCGCGTCCTCCTTCAGCTTGGCGCCTTCAGCCACCAGCGCCGTCTTGCTCTTGACGACGTTAAAGGACATGGACCGGATCGCGTCCCTGCCCTTCTTCGTGCTGACATCGGCCTGCAGCTTGTCCGTCTCGGCTTTGACGCGCTGATAGAACTCGCTGAACCTGGATGCGTCCGTGAACACCTCCAGCGCGGTCGCCGGGGTGATGAGAGCCAAAGCGCCCTGAGCCGGCGCTTCCATGATTTCGACGCTCGTCATGCCGCATCTCCTGTCGGTGTTGCGATGGGTGGCCAGTCGGGCTTCGTGCACATCGGCCGGCGCAGGCAGTAGGCGCGGGCCACGTCCACCAGGGCTCCGCGCACATAGGCCGCAGGCAATAGGAATCGGTTCGGGCACGGGTTGGGGTCCCGGGCCAGCGCTCCCTGATCGTAGGGACAGCCGCTCATCGCAGCCGCTCCATCATCAGATCGTCGCGGCGCAGATCGGCGAAGTGCTCAAGCGCGCGATCGGCTTCGGCGTCCGCATCGGCGATGGCGCTTTGCAGCATTGCGTCGATGTCAGCGGCATCGACCAGCATCTCGACCAGCTCGCGCTCGTCGTGGTGCGCCCATCCGAACGGGCCGGGCTTGCCGTCGATCAGAAGCACCGAGATGCCCTCCACGACGTCGCCGGCGCCGGGGTCATAGTTTTCCGGCGGCCCGAACCGACCGGATTCCGGCGAGCCCCAGGCGACGGTGAAGCTGTAAGTGACCTCGCGCTCGGAGCCGTCGAGATCAAAGGTTTGCGTGAAGCGGTACGACTGACCCACGATCGCACCTATTCAGGATCGGCGCCGGCCAGCGTGCGCGCCAGCTGGAGCAGGATGCGGCGGAAGCGGTTCGACTTAATGCGCGAGTAGCAGTCCACGAGCTCGTCGGCGCCGCGGGCGCTGGTCATCACAGCCATGATGTCGGGCGATTGGACGCCGGGATCGCCCTCCTCCGGCAGGAGCGAGGCGGGCGGAACGCCCAAGGTGCGCGCCGATTTGACCAGCATCGAGGCCGAGATACGGTTGACGCCGCGCTCGTATTTCTGGATTTGCTGGAAGGTGATCCCGAGCGACTTGCCCAGCTCTTCCTGAGACATGTTCTTCGACTTGCGGAGCGTCCGCAGGCGAAGGCCGACATTGACGTCGATCGGGTCGGGGCCGTGGGCTTCAGTATCGAAGGGCATTGGAGGTCTCGCGTTTTCTGGAGGTGGAGGATTGACGGCGGGCGGACTCATCGACCGCCGACGGCGACGTAGAAGACGATGGTCGTGACCCAGACCGCGCCGAAAGCCGCGGCCGTCAGCACGAGGGCGGCGGCGTTGAGCGCGGCTTCGGCGAATAGGCGGCGAAGGGGTATGGGCTGAGGGGGCGGGCAATAGGCGCCGCAATCTGGAGCGACCAGCCGCTTCATTGCGCCGGACTCCCGGCCATCACGACGGAACAAGGCTGCGCTCCGGCAGGCGGTTCGACAGCAGCGTCGAGCGTAGCTTGCCAAGCGTCAAGGTAAGCGCTCGCGGCGTGATGGCCGAAATCTAGGTCATACAGCTTCTCAATTTGAGCCAGATGCGGCTGCGGGATGTGAAGCCAGACCCGATCCAGGCGCGCACCGATCTTCTTCAGCGCGTCTGAGATTTCGTAAAGCTCTTCGATGACCTCGGTTTCGCGGGGCGGGCTGCTGAAGGGGCGCATGTGGCTCATGACGCCACCTCAACCAAGTGACCGCTACGAGCGAGGTACCAAGTGTTGGGTTTGATCCCATCTCGACCCACGATTCCGCTGGCGATACTTAGGATGTCATAGTTTTCACTTCGCTCGATTGCGAAGAGGGCGTTCCCATTCGCGCCGCGAACTCGGCCTTCATAGCCGCACGCTAGGGCCGCGCCCTGGTAGCCCGTCGCGCTGGCCGCGCCCCGGGTGCCCGTCGCGCTGGCCGCGCCCCGGGTGCCCGTCGCGCTGGCCGCGCCCTGATCGCCCGTCGCGCTGGCCGCGCCCTGGTCGCCCGTCGCGGTTTCGCTTTCAGGCTTGGCGCGCGCCATCGCCCAATCGACAGCCTCTTGGGTCAATTCGGCGAAGCCAATCTCCGACGCAACGGTGAGGATTTCAGCGGCGGTTTTGATGCTGTCGTCGGAGTCTAAAGTCCCGGAAATTGTGACCCGGCAAAAGCGCGATCCGGCCGGCGGGTAGTAATCGAAGACGGCAAGCGGGTGGGCAGTGATGCAGTGGAAGCCGCCCTTGCAGGCTTTCACTAGACCATCGTGCTTGTAAGTCTGACCGATTTCAAATTTGTAGCCGCGGCACGAAAGGTCTTTGTCGAAACCCTTGATCGCGAAGTTTAATTCACTGCTCACGACATCTTCTCCCGTTGATCTTGTTGGCGCTGAGCGGGGCCAAAGGCGCTGAGCAGAGCCGCGCTGGACACGCTGAGCAGCCCGCCAGTCGGCTCCAGGCCGTCCTCAATCTCGTCGGCCTCGGCGCGCAGCTTGGCGGCCTTGGCGGTGTAGCCGTCGCGGAGGCGGACCTGCATGTTGGCCGTCGCTTGGTTGGCATCGGCTTCGTCCAGACGTCCTTGCTCACGCTGGCGGTCTGCGGCGCCCTGGCGGTAGATCGCCTCGTCGTCGCAGCGGGTGGCGTCACGCTCGGCTTGGATCGCTTCCCGGCGGAGGCGGTCGGCTTTGATCTGCGGATCGGCGGCTTCGGCTTGTGCGGCCAGAAGGTGCGCCAGAACGGTGGGGACACGGGGGTCGGCGCCGCTATGGTAAGCCCAGCTCCAAGCCCTGTTCAGGTCGCCGCCGACCATGTGCAGCGCAGACGCGGCCGTGCGGGTGACGCTCTCCGCGGGCATAACCAGGCCTGCGCTGCGGATGGTCGCCAGCAGGTCGGTGTGGATGGCCGAGACCTTTGCATCGTAGGCGACCATGCGGGGGTCGGCGATGGCGCCGAGATGAAGCGGGGAGTTTGCGGGGAAGGCCATCTGAACTGTCCCGGTGGGGCGTTGCTGATGGAGACATGTAACCATGAGTGACATTCGCGCGCAAGCAAAAAGTCACTATCAGTGACACGCGAGCCTGCGACCGAATCCGACGTAGGCGTGTGACAGTGATTCTCTTGCTCAGAACGAGCTGTTTGGAGGCAGAATGTCGGTTGTAGCGTTCAAGGTGGCGCAGGATGATTACCCGGTCCTGACCACGATCTTTTGCGTGCGCTCATATTGGAGCGATCGGACCAAATTGGTGGAGGGAAAGCTGGAGCAGTTCGGCTCCGTGGAAATGGCGCTTCGCGCAGGCAAGATCGCGGCTAGACGATCTCCGTTTGTCAGGGTCTATCGTGTGCGCGGGGATGTCGAGGCGGACTATTGGGAGGAGCCCATGACGCTGGCCAGTTTCGGATCCCTGGCCGCCCCTCCATAACCGGGCCGCGCCCTACTCGGCGCTAGCCGGCGGCGCCGTGGATCTCGGCGAGATCGACGCTGCTAGTCGGCACCCAGTAGGATTTCCGCTCCTTCTCGTCGATCACCCAGAGTGATGACCGACCCTGAACATAGTTCAGCACCTTCAAGCGACGCTTGAACTTACCGAACGCACAGTGGGAGCCGGCCTCGTCGAAGCTCTCTACACTCGCCTTGCCCCGCAGATCGTCGAGCATGTCTTTCGTTGTGCCCTGGTAAGCGGGCTCGCCCGTTTGGGGGTCTAAGTTCGCTGGCGGGGCTCCAATCGCCTTGCCCATAGCGACCAAGCCGAGGACGAAATTTGTGTAGTCGGAAAGCTCTGAGGTTTCACACGCGAAGAACGGTCCTTCTTTTTTAGAAGCCGTGACCACTGAGGATCCCGCAGGACACGCCGATATGCTGCATGCCTGTCCCACGACCATCTGTAGTGGGTTTTTCGGGCTCGCATCTTTCTTGGGTGACAACGTTTCAACGGCGGAATTGCTTGCGACCTTCGCGGGATCGCCGGCGTCGCATGCGGTCAAACAAAGCGCCGCGCCAAGCAAAAGCGCGCCGATGCCGCACCTCGATGCTACGCGGATCATCACGCCGTTCTGCGGAGTAGTGTTTTGATGGCCGCTACGATCTCGGCGCGATCCCCTTCGGGGGCGCTGTCAACCAGCTCGGCCACACTTTCAGCCTCTGAACTGAACTTCTTGATGTCTTCGCGCCAAGGATTCCCTTTGCCGTCCATCAGCCATCCCCAGCTGATCTTTAGTTTCCGAGCCCATGGCGAGGCCTTCTCGAACGTCAACGGCGTCTCGTCAGCCTCGTATTTGCGATAGCCGCCACGGCCGACCCCGAGGCTTTTGCCGGCGGCATCTGCAAATCCTTCTTGCGTGTAGCCGCTTGCTCGCCGCGCCCAGCGCAGACGCTCCCCAGGCGTCTTCGCGAGTGTCCAGCCGGTGTCCTCTCTCAGGCTCATTGCGCGATGTTACAACGCGTGACGGCACTGCGGGTGACATTGTGCTTGCGTCGGCAATGTCACTGGTGGTAACAGGCGAGAATGAGCACGAAGCCGTCGTCCCCCGCAGCGCAGCTTATCGACGAAAAGGGCGGTCCCGCCGTCTTCGCCGCAGCGATTGGAAAAGAGCCGGGCGCTGTGCGGATGATGAAGCATCGCGGTTCATTACCGCGATCGGTTTGGCCTGAAATCCAGCGCGCTTTTCCAGATGTCACGCTTGAGGTGCTGCTTAAGACTGAAGAGGGGCGCGATCCCACTGGAGGAGACCGCCCTAGCAATCTTAAGCGTAGCGAGATGTCCGCATGAGGGGCATCGTTACTCGCCAAGTCGGCCTTGTCCGCACCTTCTGCGCAGCCGCCCGCGCGCGCTTCGCCCTGCACCTGGCGCTGGTCGCCGTCACGGCCTTCCTTTGGGTCAACGCCACCCTGTTCGCGCTGCGCTACCCGCTTGGCCTCTGGCTGCCGGGCGATGGTCCTTACTTCGTCGGCGCCGTCGCACTGGCGCTCGTCTTCACCGCAGCGACCCATGCGGTCGCGCCTCGTAAGGGAGCGTGACGGATGAAGCCCGTGTTCACCCCCCTCTGTGGTCAAGCGATGCTGATGGTTGCCAATGCTGCGCTCGCTTTCGCCAACATTTCCGCAGGGCGCTACGCCTTGTTCTGCGTCAATGTGTTGGCGTTTGCGGTGAATGTAGCGACCGCAATCCTGATTTTGCGGGGCGCCTGAGAGATGCCGCGCGCGCAATCCCAACTCGCCCGGTCGGCCGGAACCGGAACAAGCGAACAACTCGGCGCCCAACTGGAGAATGCTCATGTCGGAAGCTACGCAGACAATCCGAAGCCTCGGCTTTGGCTCTACCCTCGACGCGATCGAAGCGGCAGAAAAAGCCATTGCTGGAGTTCCCTCAAATCCAGGCTCCATCGGCACGGCGATCATGTCTGTCGCCACGGCTTATGCAGCCGTCCAAATGAGCTACTCGGCAGTCACGCCCCTGTTCACTGCGCTGGAGGGCATGTTCAAGCCGGCCGAGCCAACCTCCTAACTTCGCCGCCCTCCCCGGCGAACACCTGCGCCGGTCACTTCGGTGGCCGGCGGCTTTCTTCATCGTTGAAATCGGGCCGGCGCGCCAACGCCTTTGGCCCGTTCCAAGTAGCTGCGCGCCAGCCGTGCAAGGCGTGTCGCGGTCAACAGATCATCCAAACCAAGTGCCGTCCTGAGCAGCCCGAGAGCTGCCGCCGCGTGCTGTCGTTTCGCCTCCTTTGTCATCTGCCGCGCTCGCTCGCTGCTTCGGTGAGGTCTTCATCATGACCGAGGCGCAGATGCATTTCACGGATGACGATCTCACCCAAATGTTCAGCTCGTTGCTGCGTAAGCGCACGAGTTCGGCCAAGGATCTTGCGAAGCGGGTCGATTGCGATCCTCGCGCCGCTGAGCATTACCGGGCGGCCCGTCACCTTCCCCCACTGCCAACATTCGTCCGAATTGTCCGCGCGCTTGGTGACGATCTCGCACAGGCCGTGTTGTATCCAGACGCCGCAGCTTTGCGGCTCCAGCGAGAGGTTGAAGAACTTGAACGCCAACTCGCCGAAACGCGGGCGGCTCTACGTGATGTGGCAGGCGCTTCGTCTGTCCTTCCGCAAGGCGTGGCTCGTCATGAAGACGGGGCCGCCGAATTAGCCCGCTCTCCTTACCGACCTTGAGCCTACCGGGATCGACCGCCCCGGTAAGCGCGGTCGGATTGGGAGCACAGACAGATGGCCCGCAACAAGCCAGCGATCAACGAAGAACCGCAACTCATTCGCCACCCGGCCGGGCTCGGCGAGGTGCGCAGTTTAGACGACATCCAGGCCGACACCTTAGCCGGCGACGTGCGCGATCTCATCCTTCAGGAGATGCGCAACGAGAAGAAGCTGCCCTGGACCGAGCGGCCGCAGCGTGACCAGGAAGACCTGATCGCCCGGGTCACGACCTTCGCGCAGAACATCGTCTCCAGGGTGTTGACGACCGTCAATACCGAGGGGAACGAGCATATCCGCGTCATGACCGACGGTTTCCAGGTCAAGGACGGGACCCTCAAGATCGGCCTGAAGTCGCCGGCCATGCGTGACTCGATCATGCTGGTGGCCAACGCGCCGGAACACGTCCTCTATCTCGTGTTCACGCCGTCGGGCGCTTTCGGCGGCGAGCGGTCGGCGATCCGCGCGGTTCCTGACCAGGGCTCGCTCGTTTACGGCGGCGCCGACGATGGCCAGGCCGACGACAAGCCTGTGTTCGACCGATCGCGCACCGGCGAGCGCGTGGACGCCTAGCCATGGCCGATTGCAGTTCAGCGTTGGAAGTCGTGCCCGCCGCTGCGCAGGGAGCCGCCACCGTGCGGCTCCCGTTACGCGATCTCGAAAAGAGCATGTGCCATTGGCCGACCAACAATCCAGGTCGCGGCGACGGGGACCGAATGCTGTTCTGCGCCGAAGAGTGCGCCCCCGGTGATCACTATTGCCCGACACATCGAGCGCTTTCGGGCGACGGCCGCTCCGTAGCCAAGCGCAAGGCTGACACCGATCGCGCCGCGAAGATGCGCGCCGGTAAGCGGCCAGGCCAACCCTATATCGCGGGCGCCTACTGATGGCCGCCGCGCAAAGTCAGACGCCCGCTCAGGCATACGCCGCTGCGATGCGCCGTCCACAGGGAACGGGCCGATCCAAATTCGGCAACCGCAAGACGAAGGTTGATGGCCAGACTTTCGACAGCGCCAAAGAGGCTGCTCGGTTCTTCGCCCTCTCGATGCTTGAGCGCGCTGGCGAAATCCATTCGCTGATCTGTCAACCCAAGTTCGAGTTCGTCGTCAACGGCGTGCGCATCGGCAGTTTTCGGCCGGATTTTTCGTATGTCCGCGACGGCAAGCGCATCATCGAAGACGTCAAAGGCGGCGCCGCGACGAAGACGGAGGCTTATGGCCTGCGTAAAAAGCTGCTGCTGGCGCTCCACGGCCTTGAGGTCGTCGAGACATGAGTGCGGGCTTGTTCAGCGATCTTCCGCCGGCGACGCGCCCGATGGTCAGGGCTCAGGCCAAGCCGATCCCCTGCCCTCGCCGCTGGTCCGGCCCGCCTCAGCATCGCTGCGCCGTGGGCGGTGGGGACGCGGCCTACAGCATCGACTCCGGGAAGACCTGGCTCTGTCGAACCCACGCGGGAAGAGGAAGCGCTTCGTGACTTGCGACCTGATCATTGACCTTTTCGCCGGCGGTGGCGGCGCGTCCGAAGCGATCCTGCGAACCTACGGCCGCCACCCCGACATCGCGGTGAACCACGATAAGGAGGCGATCGCACTTCACGAGGCGAACCACCCATCGACGCTTCACCTGTGCGACGACATTCGCCAGGTGGATGTGGCCGCGGTTCTCGCACGGCCTGAATTTCGCGGTCGTCGCGTCGGGCTGCTCTGGGCCTCGCCTGACTGTAAGGATCACAGCAAGGCCAAGGGCGGTCGGCCAAAAGACAAGAATATACGGGGCCTTGCCTGGGAGGTGCTGCGCTGGTCGGCGGCGATCAAGCGCGCGACGGGCTCGCTGCCTCGCCAGGTCGCCCTCGAAAACGTCGAAGAGTTCGCGGATTGGGGTCCGATCCACGCGAAGGGCCCGAACGCAGGCCGGGTGATGAAGCACCGGCGCGGCGAGACCTTCCGTCTCTGGAAGGAGCAGCTGCGCTCCATCGGCTTCCACGCGATCGAGCATCGCGAGCTGGTGGCCGCCGACTACGGCGCGCCCACGACCCGCAAGCGCCTGTTCCTGATCGCACGAAGCGATGGTCAAGCCATAGCTTGGCCCAAGCCCACCCATGCGCCCAAATCGAAGGTGACAAAGCAGGGCGATCTGTTCAGCGCCGCGTCCGCGCATGCGCTGACGCCTTATAGATCGGCCGCCAGCTTCATCGACTGGAACCGGCCGATACCCTCGATCTTCGGTCGCCGACGCGCCCTGCAGCCGAAGACCCAGGCGCGCATCGCCAAGGGCATCAAGCGCTACGTCATCGAGGCGGCGCGCCCTTTCATCGTCAAGGTCACCCATACGACCGGAACCGACGCGGCGTCGGCGGCGGACGATCCGTTGCAGACCGTCACTACAGCCAAGGGCGGGGAGTTTGCGGTCTCGGCGCCAACTATTATGCCGCTGACGCACGGCGGGGCTATAGACCGCTCATACGATCCGCAAGAGCCCATCCGCACCATCACAGCCGCGCACCGCGGCGAGCTAAGCGTCGTCGCCCCGGCGCTTGTGCCGCGCTACGGTGAGCGGCCTGGTCAGGAGCCCCGGGCCCGGTCTGTTGAGGATCCTTACCCGACCGTCGTGCCGGATGGGAACGGCGGCCAGCTGGTCGCTGCGAACGTCATCCGCACGGATATGCAGTCGGCCGCGCTGCGTAATGGCGTTCACTCCGCCGAAGATCCTCTGCGGACCATCACGACCTCGGGCGGCTTCGCGGCAGCCGCCGTGCACCTCACAAAGTTCAGCGAGAACAGCATCGGCACCAAGCCCGATGAGCCGCTGCACCCGGCGATGGCCGGCGCGCCTGGTCATGGCGTCGTGGCCGCCTATCTTGGCCGCCAGTTCGGCACGACGGTCAGCGGGCGGGACCTAGCCGAGCCCCATCCGGCCGTGATGTCAGATGGCGGAGGCGGCAAGAGCCAGCTGGTCTCCGCACACCTCAGCCGCATGGCGAAGGGCTCGGTCGGCTCCGCAGCGGACGAGCCGGTTCTGACAAGTGCGACCCATGCCAAGGACGCGCTGATCGCCCCCGTGATCGACAAATACTACGGCTCCGGCGTCGCTGCCGACCCCGCCGAGCCGCTGGACACCGCGACCGCCAAGGCGCGCTTTGGACTGGGAGCGGCGTTTCTGGAGCAAGCGAACACGGGCTTGGTCGGCCATTCCGTCGAGGACGCGCTGTCAACGATCGTCGGCTCGGGCTCACATCAACGCCTGATCGACGCCCATCTCGGTGATGAGAGCGCACCGCATCGACGCCAGGTGCTGGAATTTCTCTGGCGGCATTTCGGCGCTCCGACTGAGGCGGAGTGCGCCGACCCGCTCGCGACCGCTCTTGGCCGCCTCCGCTTCGGCCTGGTCGTGATCGACGACGTTTGTTGGTCCATCGTGGACGTGGGCATGCGGATGCTAACGCCGCGCGAGCTCTACTCCGCCCAGGGCTTTGGGCCCGAGTACCAGATCGAGATCACCTTCGCCGGCAAGCCGCTGACCAAGACGGCGCAGACGCGGATGGCGGGGAACAGCGTCAGTCCGCCGCCGGCCGCGGCGTTGTTGAAGGCGAATATGATTGGCGCCCTCCAGATTGTGGAGCGGGTGTCGTGAGGCCGTTACGGCAAATTCTCGTTCAACAGCCGCTCCTCTTGCGGCGTGGAGTTGACGGCGCTGAGCCAATCCTGTCGACGGCCTATGAGCCGTGGATGCGGGCTAGTCAATATCTCGATCCTAAAGCGCCCATCGACCAGATCATGCCCTTTGCTGTTGGCAAATGCATTGAAGACGCATTCGAGGCGTCCTGTGTTAATCATATGCATCCGGCTAGTAACTGTCTGAACAGCATCACGACCAATGGCGCCCATAACATCGACAAGGGCGCCGTCCTTTGGTTCCAAGAGGGTGATCCTGCAGTCGATGGCTTGGTGAAGCCTGGCCGGCTTGTAAGTGACGCGTATCTCCATCGTTTTGGTTTGAAGTCGGCTGCAGACGATCTGAATCCTCTCGTCTGCTTCGGCCTTCCACTTCAAATAACGATCAATGGCGGGCACGCTGGCCGCAATCAAACCAGAAACTGGTATAGCCGCCGCGCTCAGTATGGCTTGCCACCATGCGGGGTTTTGCCACCAGTGCGGCGCAGCCGTCCCGCGGGCCCATGTCGCCACGGTGTGAACGTGCGTAACCCAGTTGGTCATCGATTCCCCTCCACCTCTGCGAGGGTAGCATGATCCGCGTAAACGCCACCCGCTATGCGCGCGTCGCCTGCTCCATTCCGCTGATCCGGCGCGGCGCTAAGCGCTTCAGGCACTTGGCGGAAATCGTCGAGAAGCACGATCGACGGGCTGAAAAGGGCAAGCTGTCAAAACCAGAGGGGCGGCCATCGCGGCGGCTGCGCACATGACGAAGACCTATCACGACTTCCTACAATCCAAAGCCATCGCGGCGCCCACGACGGGCTTTGAGGTCGAGCCCGGCGAGCTGCACCCCTGGCTTAAGGACTTCACGCGCGCCATCGTGCAGTGGGGCCTGGCGGGCGGGTGCCGCGCCTACTTCATGGCCTATGGCCTGCACAAGACCGTCACCCAGCTGGAGAGCCTGCGCCAGATCGTGAAGCTGACCGGCCGGCCGGCCCTGCAAGTCGCGCCCCTGGGCGTGCGGCAGGAGTTCTTCGACGACGCCGCCAAGCTAGGCATGGACCTGCCTTTCATCCGCTCGGAGAGCGAGATCCGCGACGCCACGGTCAACCTCGTCAATTACGAGACAATCCGTGACGGCAAGATCGACCCCGCCCTGTTCGTAGCCACGAGCCTAGACGAGGCGGATGTCCTGCGCAGCTATGGCTCCAAGACCTTCCAGGAGTTCCTGCCGGCCTTCGAGGCCGTGCCCTACAAGTTCGTGGCGACGGCAACGCCGAGCCCCAATCGCTACAAAGAGATCATCCATTATGCCGGCTTCCTAGGCGTCATGGACACAGGCCAGGCCCTGACCCGCTTCTTCCAGCGCAACAGCGAGAAGGCCAACGACCTCACGCTCTACCCCCATAAGGAGGAGGAGTTCTGGCTCTGGGTGTCCACCTGGGCGGTGTTCGTGCAGAAGCCGTCAGACCTTGGCTTCAGCGATGAGGGCTACGCCCTGCCGGACCTCGATGTGCGGTGGCACGAGGTGCAGAGCGATCTCGGCACGCCCGAGACCGACAGCCGGGGCCAGTACCAGATGCTCCGTAACGCCGCGGTCGGCGTGCAGCAGGCGGCGCGCGAGAAGCGCGACAGCCTGCCGGCGCGCATCGCCAAGCTGAAGGCGCTGCGCGAGGCCGAGCCGGAAAACCACTTCATCCTCTGGCACGACCTGGAGGACGAACGCCGCGCGATCGAGGCGGCTCTGCCGGCCGCGGCCGCCGTCTACGGGACGCAGGATATCGAAGCGCGCGAAGAGATCATCCGGGGGTTCAAGAACGGCCAGGTCACCGACCTTGCGGCCAAGCCGGTCATGCTCGGCGCCGGCGGCAACCTGCAACGCCATTGCCATAGAGCCATTTTCGCCGGCATCGGCCACAAGTTCCGCGACTTCGCCCAGGCCATCCATCGCATCCAGCGCTTCGGCCAGACGCAGAAGGTCGTCATCGACCTGATCTATTCGGAGGCCGAGCGCGAAATCCGGCGCGACCTTGAGGCCAAATGGGAGCGCGACCGGCAGTTGCGCGAGCGCATGTCCGAACTGATCCGTCGCTATGGCCTAAACCGCACCTCGCCTCTTGAGGCGATGAGACGCTCAATCGGGATCAACCCGGTGCTCGAGGCGGGCGAGGGGTGGACGGCCGTCAACAACGACTGCGTCGACGAGACCCGGCGTATGGCGTCGGACAGCGTCGGCCTGGTGGTCACATCGGTGCCGTTCGGGACGCAGTACGAGTACTGCGAGAGCTATAACGACTTCGGCCACAACGACGACAACGCCGCCTTCTTCCGGCAGATGGACTTCCTGACGCCGGAGTTGTTCCGGATCTTGCAGCCGGGCCGGTTCCTGGCCGTGCACGTCAAGGACAGGATCCTGTTCGGCACGGTCACCGGCCTAGGCTTCCCTACCGTCGAACCGTTCCACGCCGACTGCATCGCCCACTACCGCCAACACGGCTTCGCCTTCATGGCCATGCGACCGATCGAGACGGACGTGGTGCGGGAGAACAACCAGACCTATCGGCTGGGCTATTCCGAAATGCGCAAGGACGCGACCAAGATGGGGTCGGGCTGTCCTGAATACATGCTCTTCTTCCGCAAGCCCCAAAGCGACAGAAGCCGCGGCTATGCCGACGTGCCGGTCGTCAAGGCGGAGGCGGATTACAGCCTGGCGCGATGGCAGGTGGACGCAGCGGCCTATTGGCGGTCGAGCGGCGATCGCCCGCTGACGACGGCGGAGCTCGCGGCGCTCCCGCCCGACGTCCTGTCGCGGGCCTTCCGCAAGCAGTCGGCGCGCACCGTCTACGATCACGAGGCGCACGTTGCGCTGGCCCAAGCCCTGGCCGAGCGCGGGGCCCTGCCCAAGACCTTTTCGGCGCTGAGCTTGGAGACGGCCGTCGGCGATGTCTGGACCGATATCGTGCGGATGCGGACATTGAACAACGACCAGAGCCTAGGCGGGCGCGAGAAGCACGTCTGCCCCCTGCAGATCGACGTGGTTGATCGCGTCATCCGGCTCTACTCCAATCCGGGGGATCTCGTCTTCGATCCCTTCGCCGGCCTCTTCACGGTGCCGGTCCGCGCACTTCACCTGCGGCGGCGCGGCTACGGGTCGGAACTGCATAGCCAATACTTCGAAGATGGGGTCCGCTATCTTCGCGCCGCCGAACGCGAGGTGGGCCAGCCTACCTTGTTCGACCTGCTAGGCGGGGAGCAGGCGGCATGAACCGTCCCACAGGAGGCCGCTCCGTCGTCGAGCAGCGCGCGCCGCGCGAGGTCGAGCGCGATGACGATCAGACCAAGCTTTGGCGCAACCTCGACTTCTTTCCTACGCCGCCTTGGGCGGCGCGCGCGGGGGCCGAGCTTGTCGCTCACCTGGACCCGGTCGCACGCCGGTTCTGCGATCCTGCTTGCGGGGAAGGCCACATCGCGGGGCCTGCTGGCGAACTTCTCCCGCGCATGACCGCCTTCGACGTGCACGATTACGGCAAGGGATTCCCGGTTCGGGACTGGCTCGATGACGAGGCGTGGTCCAGCGATGATGAGCCTATCGACTGGATATTCACAAATCCGCCGTTCGCGCTGGCCGCCAATTTCGTCGATGTCGGACTTGTTCGCGCCAGGCGGGGTGTCGCGCTGCTCCTGCGCAATAGCTTTGTGGAGTCGGCGGGGAGGTATCGACTGTTCGCCGGCGCCCAGCCGTTGACCCTGCTCGCGCCGTTTTCCGAACGGGTTTCAATGCGCCTGGGGAGATGGGTTCCGAACGGCAACTACATGACCGCCTATACTTGGTTCTTCTGGATGAAGGGCCAGGCGCCACGGCCGCCGCATTGGATCGGACCGGGCACGAAGGCGCGCCTTACCCGTCCCTATGACGCCGACCGTTACGGCTGGCGCGAGCCGGTTTCGCTGCTGGAGCCTTTGGAATGAGCGCGCTCGCCATCCCAAAAGCAGACGCCACTTGCCTGCGCGTCACGGCCATGGAGATCGCGCCGCGCCTCGGCGTCACGGTCCAGGAAGCCGCCTGCCTACTCCTCCTGGCCTTCGCGCATCCGCACCCGCTGACGACGGCGCAATTGGACGAGCGACTACCGCTCCTACACGCGCCCGAGCGGTGCGATCTCGGCGTGATTGTCGCGATCATCTACCGGCTACGAAAGCGCCTCGGGCCCGGTCGCGTGCTTGGCGGGCGGGGCGGATACTGGCTTTCCGTCGATCTGCGGACGCGGGTTTTGGGGGCGCTCTCGTGACCGAACCTCTGACGCCGCGGGACTGTGACCTCCGCGACTTTCCCTTCATGCCACTAGACATCCAGCGCCTGCGGGACAGTGATCTTGCGGCAGAGTCCACGCCCGAAGAGTGCTGGGCCGCCCTGCTTCTCTGGGGCGCTGCATGGCAGCAGGTCCCTGCGGCCAGTTTGCCGGACAATGACCGGGTATTGGCCAATCTTGCCGGTTACGGACGGGTGGTAGAGGCCTGGTTGAAGGTGCGCGCCGGAGCATTGCGCAATTTCATCCTCTGCAGTGACGGGCGCCTTTATCACCCTGTCGTCGCGGAGAAGGCCTTAACCGCTTGGACGGGCAAGCTGACGCAGAGGTGGAGAACCGAATGCGCCAGGATCAAGAAGGACAACGAGCGTAACGGCCGCTCTAATCCAATGCCTTCGCTCGATCAGTTCCTTTTTGAGCGCGGCCTTACACCGACCTCTGGGTCGTCCGAAGTGACATGTCCCCCGCGACAACTGATTTTGTCCCTCGGGACACCCCCCACCTGTCCCGAGGGACATGACATCCAAGAGAAAGGGAAAGGGAAAGGGAAAGGGAAAGGGAGACCAATTACCCCCCCAACCCCCCTTTCGGGGGATGACGACCTGTTTGACGAAGGGTTGGCCGCCTATCCCGAGACCGGGCGAGCGCGGACCAACCCCGACAAAGCCCGCGCCCTATGGGCCGAACATGCGATCCTGGCCGGTGGACAGCCCACCCTGCTCCAGGCGCTGAAGGCTTATTCGACGAGCGATTCCGCCCGCCTACAAGCCGGCCGCCAAGTACCCTCGCTGCAGAAGTGGCTAGGAGAGGGCCGATACCGTGCATGGGCCAGCGGAGCCGTTCTCCAAGTCCGGATGTGGACAGGACCGCCCGACATCTGGGCCGCCGCTGTCGCATGGAGAGGCGAGGATTGGGCGCGATCATGGCTGTTGCCGTGCCGATGGCGCGACCTGCCGCAACCGCCAACGATCATCGCGCCGCGCCAGCTGACGCGAGATCGGCTGGTCGATGGTCTGCGCGAGCTGCTGAAAGAGCGCGGCATCTCGGTGGAGTTGGAATCCGATCAAACGCGAGGTGCAGCATGACGGCCCATCAAATCGCCAATCTCTGCTTTTTGATCGGGTCCGCGCTTTTTCTGATCGGGAATGTGATCAATTGGATCGTCCGTCCATGATCGCCCGCTGCGGCGAGTGTGTCTGCCTGAACGCTCAGCCAGGAAACGAGACGTGCGCGCCGCACGGCCGGCGCTCGCCCGACCAGACACCATGCGCCAACGGCTTCGCGTTCTCCATGGATCAGCTGCGAGCCTCACTCTACGGCGCCAAGGCGAAGGCGCCGCGATCGCCCGAGCCGCAGCGGGATCTCTTCGGGTGAAGTGTCGCTCCTGCCGCTTCGCTGGCCTTGAGCCCGCCAGCGAGCTCGACATCCACCTGGACGGCCCAATGCGCGGAACCTGCGTAGTCCAGTCAAACGGCCGCTGGCGTAAGGGCGGCTGCGCGGCATATCTGAAAGATGATCCGCGCGGAACGGAAGCGACCTGCCCCACCAAAGCGGAGGTGGATTCGGCTCGGTATGCGATAACGGCGCGCGCTTGACTCTCAACGCAGGTTCTAATTTCGTCCAGCGATGCGCGCAGACCCTGGCGTCCCCCTCGCCCACTACCTCGACACCTATCCCGGCGTGGATGTCCAAATCATCTGCGAGCCGTGCGCTCACCGGGAGACACTGGCGATGGCGGGCGTTGTGCGTCGCCTCACCGAGCGGGGCGAAGATGCACGAGCGTTCGGGATTTGCGCCGTCGCGGACCTCGTGACCAAGGCCTGCCCTTCATGCGGCGCTCGGAAATGGTCGAGCCGGCCGGATTGGGACGGCTGGGAGTGGAGCAAGCCAGAGCGGGCGGTTCAGGCCGCGCCACCCATTCCGCGGTAGAAGGTCGGCGCCTTATATTACAGCAGGGCTGCGAAAGCGGTCCGGGGCCGGCTGATGTCGGCGGTTAGGCGGGGCGGCCGGCGGGCTTAGGCTCTCCGGTCGCTTCATCCCCGACCACGATCAATATGCGCCGGCCGAAACCCTGTCAGAAACGCCTCTACCGCGACTGCGACAGGCCCGCTGATCTCCTTCGCCCCGCTCTCCATCTCCCGCACCCGCTGACCACCCTTCTCCGACGATCCACCCAGGCGGAGTGCATCTGCCATCTCGTAGACGCTCCAGCCGAGTTGCTGGCGGGCGGCGTGGAGCTCGTGAGATGTCATGGCTTACTCTGGCGAAAGGTGAGTGTTGGGGTAGAGACTCACCGTGCATGCACGATTGGTCGTTCATCGTGGATCACGCCGTCAAGGGTCCGACCGGCGGCCTTCTTGCCGACCCGTTGCATGGGCCATCCGCCCGAGCCGCGCGTGCCGTCCACTTCAAGGCGGATGAAGTTGCCCTCGTTGATCGGCCAATGCCCGTCATCGTTTTGGCAGGCCGCCCATTCGCCATTCTGCTTATGATGATAAGGGACGCCAGCCGCCGCGCACTGATCGCGAAGTCCCCTAAACCAGTCAGGATGCGACGGACGGGCTTTGTGCGCTCCCTGGTCGGTCTCGCCGCCGGTGATAATCCAGTCGAGCTGGCCAGGCGGGATTGAAGGTGGCGGGAGGTTGATGTCCCAATCACCGAGGTAAGGCTGGCCGCTCTCCACATATTGCCCCTTCAAAGCATTGATGTGGATGCCGGCCCGCGTCGACCCAGCGCGCTTGGGCTGTAGGCAAATGCTGGTTAGGCCCACCGGACCTAGCAGCGGCTCCATGCTCAAGAAGGCGAACGCCGGCTTAAGCGCCGCCTTGGCCGCTAGCAGTTTCGGGATATCCCGATCTGCCTCCGCCTGGGTGACGACTGTGCAGCCGATGGCGGCGTTCGGCGGCAGGCCACCGGCCGCCACTGCTAGCTTGACGATGTTCCCCGGTCGCTTCGTCAGCAGGAGCCAAATGAGGTGCGGTGTACGCCGGATCTTATCAAAGAGGGCGGCCCGCCACTCCGCAGGCACGTCGCTGTCGAACACGTCGGAAAGCGAGCTGCAAAATACGAACGGCCGCGTCCCGTCCTTCGCCGCCTTACGATCCCAGGTAAAGGGCTTGCGCCGGTTGGCCTCGCTCGTCAGCGACCGGGTGCCGACGCCCTTGCCGGGTCCGCCGAACTCGACACGGCTGAAGCGCGTCTCCATCAGGTTGCATGCGTAGCAGCCCTCGCAGGCGCCCAGAGGGCCGTTGCTGACTTTCGTGCAGCCGACCCATTCGTTGTGGGTCATGTCGGCCCATGAGATGTGCGTTTGATCAGCCATGATCAGCCCTCCCCCGTAAGGTCGGATACGACGGGCCACGGAACGGATTTCAGCGAGGCGCCGTGATAGATCGCGACCACGGCGCGCTGCGGCTCCTCGACGCCATCCATCGAGACGAGCGACACACCTTCGTCGCTGCCGCCGTCATCGAAATCGCAGACCATGATCTCGATCCCGGTCGCGTCGGTCGCGGTACTCACGTCCTGGAGAACGCCGCCCGAAACCGTAATCACGATGCGCGAACGTTCAAACTTGGCGTCGCTTGCAGCGATGGCGGCTTTCATTTCAGTGCGCCAGCTCGTGAAGAACTCTGCAACGGCGAAGTAATCGACTATGTCATCCTCAAAATTCTCAGCCTGATGCGCCAGAGCTTCGTAAATAAGGGATGCGACTTTGCTATCCATGTTCATTACCTCCACATTTCGCCTTTAACGCTTTGGCTAAACTGAACCGGATGCTTGGCTGTCGGAGCCGGACCAGCGCTTGGCCGCGTAGACAAGGCCGCTGGTGAAGGCGTCGCCGACCAGCTTGGACTCGCGGCGCTTACGCTCGACCAGTCGGCGCATGCGCAGCTCTTCGCGAAGGATTCGATCAGCGCCAATCGGCTTGAATTGATCAGAGATCGACCAAGATAGGTTGAGCCGTCCGATCTTCAGGAAACGCATCCCGCCAACCTTCCGATAATCGATGTTTATGAGGTTGATCATTTTCTAAAGTCCCGTTTTGGGCGCCCCGTTGGGGCCGATGCTTGTAATTTAACATCGATGCTATCTCTGTACACAGAAAAATGTATTCAAGAGCGCATCAAATGTATTTTTTCTTTGACGATCAGGGCTTCCGAAGAAGCGGCTGTCGATTTTGCGCGTCGCGTACCGTCTACACTTCGCAACGCCTTTGGGTGCGACATCTTGTCCGTAGGATTTGCATGGTTCGTCCCACATATGGGAAAAGCCGAGCTGCCCCCTTCGACTTGCCTCCGTCACGCTTTGAGTGAGGAGGACCATCATGAGCGCTTCAACCAGTCGCAATAAGCGAAAGGGGCCAGGCGTCGCCCCCCTGCGCGCCGTTGGCGAGCCTGCCGCTGACCCCGCGCCGCGCCCCGAGCCCGATAGCAAGGTCGTACAGCACAAGACCGGCCTTCGCTGGTGCTTCGACAAGGGGTCGATCACATCGGCGATGTATGAGGCGGGCGAGCGGTACGGGCGCGATCACCGCGACGCAGAGATGGGCGACGCCTGCACGATCAAATCGTCGCTGGCGAGCCTGGAAACGGGCGGCTGCGGCGGGGGGAGCGGAAAGCCGATAGCTCCGGCCGGCGGGATCGATTTTCTTATGCAGATCCAGATCCTGCACGCGCGCCAGGAGCGCGATGCGGTGCACGCTCACTTCGACTATGACACCGGCGCTCTGTCTGTGCTCTCGGCGATCTGCGGCCGACAGATGACGCCCATGGAGGCAGCCCGCGGATCGTATCAGGATACGGAGTCGATGGTTCGCGAGCGGTCTAAGGAGATAACGGCCGTCCTTCGGGCCATCCTGACTATGCTCTCGACCTTCTACCGAAAGCGCGACAAGGCCGAAGCGCAGGCGGAAAACGTACAATCTGGGAGGCGGGCTTGATCCGTCACGATCTTTCGTGGCATATAGGCGTCATCGGAGTTGCGGTTGCAGCCCGACCGAGCCCCCGAGCGACATCCGCCGGGGCTTTTTCGTATCTGGGACATCGCGATGCTGTCTGAGAACACCCTTAACGCGGTGCGGTCTTCGCTCGCGCGCGGCATGGTGAACACGCCACCGAAGGCGCCCTCGGACACCAAGGAGCAGGGCGCCAAGCCCGCCCAGACCAAGCACTAAAGCGCAACAATAAGTCTGCGCCCGCCGACACAATAAGTCGGGCCTTCGGGGGTCGGTTTGCAACATAAGTCGTCCAGGGCGTCTCATAATGTTTGTTATGTGACGTATTTGGAGACCTGGAGGCCGGATGAATACTGTTCCGGCTCAAGGGCTTAGCATCTTGTCGGCAGGCGACCGCCAAATCGTGCGCCATTGGCTGCACGGGAAACAGCCCAATACGGCGTCTGCCTACCAGGCCGATGCGACCCGATTTCTGGCCTTCGCGGGCAAGCCGATTGCAGACGTTCAGCTGACCGATTTGCAAGCCTATTCCGACAGCATGCCGGAAGTTTCGACGGCCACGCGCGCCCGGCGCTTGTCCGCGATCAAGTCGCTTCTGACCTTCGCGGTTAAGGGCGATTTCATCACGAGCAACCCCGGCGCCGCGCTGCAGGTCGGCAAGGCGCAGATCACCAGCGCCGACCACCTGCTGAGCGAAACGGACGTTCGCCGTATGATCGGCTGCGAACCCGACCCCCGACGTCGCGCAGTTTTGCGGCTTCTCTACGTTTGCGGCCTCCGCGCTTCCGAGGCTTGCGGTCTTCGCTGGCGCGACATGACAGGAACCGACCGAAAGGGCGGTGAAGCGAAGATCCTGGGTAAGGGTGGCAAGCTGCGCACCGTGGTCGTGCCGGCGGACCTCTGGCGCGAGCTGGCGGCGCTGACCCCTGCCCTCAATCATGACAGCCCGGTTCTGCCGGGCGCCCGCGGCGCAGCGTTGCGACGCGAGGCCATCCACCGGATCGTCAAGCGCGCGGCCAAACGGGCGGGCGTTACCGAAGCGGCGTCGGCCCACTGGCTGCGCCATTCCCACGCGAGCCATGCGCTCGACAACGGCTGCAAGGTCCACGTCCTGGCGGAAAGCCTGGGCCACGCCTCGCTCGCCACCACTTCACGCTACGCGCATGCCCGGGCTGGCGAACGCTCGGCCGCCTTCATCAAGGGCTAAGAATGGCCGTCACCGCCGAACGCATCCGCGAAATCTACAACGAGACCAAGCCCAACATGCCGTCGGGCGCGAAACTGGTCATCGAGGTGGAGCGGCGCCTCAAACAGCGCCAGGCGATCGGCGCGGTTTCCGGACGCACGCGCGACGAGGTGATGCAGGCTGTGTGTGAGGATATGGCCCGCGAAGCCTGTCCGAAGGCCCGCGCCGAGCAGCTGTTCGCCGGTGGACAACTCGTCTGATGTCACCCCACGAGCGCGCGGCGAAGATGCCCTGCCCCTGCAATATGCAAAGCGAGGGCGACGGCGGACCCTGCCGATTGATTGATCGCCAGGAGACCGACCGGGTCGAGCGCGAGCATCTGGAATGCGTGTGCGGCGTCACGTTCTGCAGGGTGTGGATCAAGGACTGATGGCGCCGGAGATCGTCCGGATGGCCGATTGCTTCCGGCCCCTCAGGGCGGGTCAGATTTGGCCCGGCAGCCACGATGCGGATGCGGTCGAGGTGATCGTAGCGCACCGGTTGGTCACCTGGCGCTGGACTGAGCCATGCCCCGCCGGCGCGACCCATTGGCGGCCCATCGCCGCCTGAGCCTTCGGCCTCGCCTGGCCGAAACCATCACGAGGCCGACCCGACTGGAGAACGGCGGGTGCGGAGGAACGTCGGCGATGTGGCCGTGAAGGCCAACCCCCGAACGGCCTGGATAACCCGGGAGCCCGATCGATGCAGAACATCACCGCCTATACCGAGGTGGACCCTCCACGCTCGTGCGTCGTCGAATTCGTCATCATCAACGCGCACGCCGCCGGTGTTGGCGTCTTCGTCCGCAACCGCGCTGGCGAGATGATCGAGGTCGTCGTCCCGACGGCGGAATGGTCGCGCATGGCGCGCGCCATCTTCGCCCATGCCGCCATCGCCGAGTCCCGCGCCACGGTCGCGCCCGAACTCCCCCTCTCCGCCACGTCGTTGGCCTCATACAAACCCCCGGAGGCCTGATGCACGAAATCATCGAGATGCGGGTCGGCTTCACCCATCAAGGCGACTGGTTCGTCTTCGACGGCGAAACCGGGGCGACCCTGAACCGCGGATTTCGCACGAAGATGCAGGCGACCAACTGGATCGGCCGCAAACTTCGCGAGACCGCATGCCGCTGACCCCACAAGAGCTTTACGAGCTGCGCTCGGCGATGCTGGACGCGGCCCTCGACACGATGGCGCCGGGCGACCCGTTCGACCAGATCATCGCGCGGGCCCAAGCCTATGAGGCATACGTGTTGCAGCCCCTCGTCGCACCTGAGCTGACATTGGCCATAATCGAGCGCGCCGCGGGAAAGACTGTCCATTGACGACGTTGGCGGCGGCCACCTTGGCGGCTGTTCGGGCCGGAGCGCGGGCGATGATACATTGCAGACCCGTTCCGCCCGTTCCCGTCGCCGCCCCTGCCAAGGCCCGCCCATGACGCCCGAACAGCTTGAGAGCATCAGCGATCTCGCCAGCCGCGTCGAGCGGCTTGGGCCTGACCGCCGCAATCCCGAGCGCTTCCACGAGGAGAAGTCGGAGATCGCGTCCGGCCTTCGCCAGCTTCTGGAGAGTGGCGATGGCCAACGACCTCGCACCCATCGGCGAGCCGCCCTTCCTCGCTAGGTTCGGCGACCGCGTGCGCATCCTGGGACGAAGAGAGTTTCACCTCGTCGTCGAGCTTCATGGCGAACGCGACGGGGTGACGATCGCGCATGATATGATCGAGCGCTTCATACCCGCGTGCGAGATGAAACAGCTGAGGCTGGTGGCCCGCGCGACGCGCTGACCATTCGTCGATAGATTGGCGAGGCGTGTTGACGGATGGATCGTCCCCAGCCGCCAGACAGTCTGTTCGACGCGCCGGACGGCATCTTCGTCCCCGCGCCCGAACTTATCGCATGGGCGACAGACACCTTCATTCTTCCCGGCGCGCCCCTCTGGAACGAGGAGCACGCCCATCTCCAATTCGCGGACCTCGGCGCCCTTTGGACCAACGTCGGGAACGGCCGTCATGGGAATCGCATTGTCGGCCAGTGCGAGGTGGGCCGTCCCCAGGCGATGGGGAAATGGGCCAAGGTGCGAGCCGAGATGCAGGTGCGGTCATGGTTTGGCTGCATCCCCGATTTCATCATCACCATCGACGCCGCATATGCCCGTGAGTGTGAGGACGCCACCTTCTGTTCGCTGACTGAGCATGAGCTTCTCCATGCGGGGCAGGAAAAGGACGGTTTCGGCGCCCCGAAGTTTCGCCGGGACGGCTCGCCCGCCTTCGCGATCCGGGGGCACGACGTCGAGGAGTTCGTCAGCATCGTCGATCGCTACGGCGTCGGCGCGGCGGCTGGTCGAACCGCCGACCTGGTGGCCGCCGCAGCGCGTGACCCATGTGTCGCGCCCGCCAACATCGCCCATGCCTGCGGCACCTGCCGCGCCTGAACCAACCCTAGACTGGAACGGCGCGCATGTCGGTGCTTACAGACGATCAGAAAACCTTTATCGTTCAGAGACTTGCTTGCTACGATAGCCCGCAGGTTGTGGCCGACGCCTTCAAGGAGGAGTTCGGCGAGCCGATCGCGCGGGCGAAGGTCTACAACTACGATCCGACGCGCAGCGGCTTTGACCAAGCGGAGAAGTGGCGCGAAATCTTCGACGCGACGCGCAAGCTTTTCCTGGAAAGCGCCACCGAAGCCGGCATCGCCCACAAGTCGGTGCGGCTGCGACGACTTGAGGACATGTGCCAACGGGCCATGGGGATGCGGAATTTCGCTCTCGCCGCGCAACTCATGGAACAGGCGGCGCGAGAGGTCGGCAACGCCTTCACCAATCGGCGCGAACTGACGGGGAAGGATGGCTCAGCCGTTTCGGTCGATGCCACGGTGATCTACGCCCTGCCGGACAATGGCCGAGAGTGAGCGCGCGAGGCCTGAACCCCGCCGCATAGGCCCCCAGCCGGGCGCGCAAGAGCGGTTCCTTTCAAGCCCGGCTGATATCGCCATCTACGGTGGCGGCGCAGGTGGCGGCAAAACGTGGGCGCTCCTGATGGAGCCGCTTCGTCATATCGGAAACCCAGACTTCGGCGCGGTCTTCTTTCGTCGCACGACCGTGCAGATCCGCAATGTGGGCGGCCTATGGGACGAGAGCCTGCGTCTGTACCCAGATGCGAAGGGCGATGCGCGCCAGCACGACCTGACCTGGAAGTTCCCCAAGGGCTCGACGGTCAAGTTCGCGCACTTGGAGCACGAGAAGAACATTCATGATTGGCAGGGATCTCAAATCCCGCTGATCTGCTTCGACGAACTCACGCACTTCAGCGCGAAACAGTTCTGGTATCTACTCAGCCGCAACCGCTCTATGTGCGGCGTTCGGCCCTATGTTCGGGCGACCTGCAATCCCGATGCCGACAGCTGGGTCGCCAAGTTCATCGCGTGGTGGATCGACCAGGAGACCGGCCTTCCCATCCCGTCTCGTTCCGGCGTGCTGCGCTGGTTCGTCCGCTTGGGCGACGAAATCAAGTGGGGCGACAGTCCGGCTGAGCTTGCGCATTACAAGAAGAAGAACGGCGAGCCGATCCCGGCCAAGTCGGTCACCTTCGTGCCCGCCACCCTCAGCGACAACCGCGCCCTCATGGACGCGGACCCGGGCTATGAAGCTAGCCTTCTCGCTCTGCCGACAGTGGAGCGTGAGCGGCTTCTTGGAGGCAACTGGAAAATCCGCCCCGCGGCGGGCCTGCTGTTCCAGCGCCGATGGGTCAATGTCATCGACGTCCTACCCGCCGGCCTGAAGTTTATCCGCGGCTGGGACTTGGCCGGCACGCCCAAGACCGAGGGCAACGAGCCCGACTGGACCTGCGGGACGAAGGTTGGCCGCGACGCCCAAGGCCGCTTCTACGTCTGCGACCACGTCCGCATCCGCGACACGCCCTTCGAGGTCGAGCGGCTGATCAAGAACACGGCGTCGCAAGACGGGCGTATCACCGAGATCAGCTTGCCTCAGGATCCGGGGCAGGCCGGCAAATCCCAGGTGCTGGCGCTCATCTCCGCGCTCGCGGGCTACACCGCGCGCGCCACGCCTGAGACCGGCGACAAGACCACTCGCTTCGGCCCGTTCAGCGCCCAGGCGCAGGCGGGCAATGTGTCGGTTCTGCGCGGGGCTTGGAACGATCTCTGGTTCGACCAGCTCGAAGGCTTCCCTGAAGCGCTCCATGACGACGACGCCGATTCCACGTCGCGCGCCTTCAACGCCTTCCTGACGGTCGCCAAGGCGAGCCGTTCCGCCCATGTCCCGATGATGGGGAGGTGATGTTTGTTCCGCTCCATCGTCGAGAAGCTCCCGACCGACAAGGATTTGCCCGCGCGCGTTTTCACCGTGGACGTGAACCGGCGCGTCCTCGAGGGCGCGCTTTACGAGCACATGAAGTACGGGTTTCACCAGGAGCAGACCGACAGCGGCGAATATATCCCTCTGCGCGACCGTCGGCCGAGCGTCCGCTACAACCTCTGCCGCCTGGTCGTCGATGACAGCGTGAGCCTGCTGTTCAGCGAGGGGCACTTCCCCATCCCGCAGAGCGATGACAAGGCGGTCAAGGATGCGTTGATCGCCCTGATCAAGGACGCCAAGCTCAACGCCGTCATGCTGGAGGCGGCCACGCAGGGATCGGTCGGTTCGGTCGCGGTACAGTTGGCGATCTATGAGCAGAAGGCGACTCAGGGCCAGCCCAAGGCGCACCGGGCGTTCTATCGCCCCCACTGCACCGAGTACCTAACGCCGACTTTCGACCCCTTCAATCCCGACGTTCTGATCGGCCTGCGCGAGCAGTACAAGATCAAGGGCGCCGCCGTTAAGGCGATGGGCTTTCCGGTCATCGACGAGGATATGGGCGTCGATTTTTGGTTTCTGCGCACCTGGGATGATCAAGCTGAGACTTGGTTTCAGCCCTTCAAGGTTTCGGAATCTAAGGATGCGGAGACGGCTGGTAAGCCGTTCGTTCCGACCGTCGATGAAAAGCGCACCGTCACCCACGGCCTGGGCTTCGTGCCGTGGGTCTGGATCCGCAACCTGCCGGGCAAGCTTCGTCTGATCGGGAACGGCCAGGCGCTGACCTATAGCGATATCGACGGCGCCTGCACCTTCTCGGCAGCCGTCGATACGATGGTGGAGATCGAGTACCAGCTGTCTCAAGGCGGCCGGGGCCTGAAGTATTCCATGGACCCCACCCTGGTCCTGAAAGAGCCCGCTATGCCCTCCGTCGAGGATGGCACGGGCACGATCGTCAAGAGCCCGACCAACGCCCTCGTCGTCGATGGCCAGTCTGGCGACGCCAAGCTGCTCGAACTCGGCGGCTCGGCTTTCCAGGTCGTGCTGGAGTGGGTGCGGGCCCTGCGCGAACTGGCCATGGAGAGCGCTCACGGCAACCGCGCCGAGGCGTCCAAACTCAGCACCGCTCAGTCCGGCCGGGCCATGGAGCTGATGAACCAGTCGCTGATCTGGCTGGCCGACAAGCTGCGCGTCTCCTACGGCGAAGGCGCCCTGTTACAGCTGCTGCGGATGACCCTGGCGGCGCACGCGAAGTTCCCGCTCACCGTCGCGGGCAACCTGCTTCCGGCCCTCAATACCGACGCATCGCTCAGCCTGAACTGGCCCAAGTGGCAGGCGCCGACCACGACCGATCTGAAGGACCAGGCCGGGACGCTGAACACCCTGGTCGAAGGCGGCCTGCTGTCCAAGCCGACGGCCATCGGTCAGCTGGCCAACGATTACGACATCGAGGACGTCGCGGCCGAACAGGCCCTGATCCTCGCAGACGAAGCGGCCGCATCCGCACGCGCCATCGCTGAGGCGGCGCAGATCAAAGCGGCCCAGACGGTCGAGTCCTAACCGACCGCCGACCCCTTTCCCGCGACCAACCGGCTGAAGCCCGGTCGCTGGCCCCTGCCGCCGATGCGGCTTCCTGCCCCCAAGAGGACCGATGTCCGAAGAAAACCCCCAGACGCCTCCCGAAGCCAAGACGTTCTCGCTCGAGTACGTCCGCGAGCTTCGAGAGGAGAACAAGGGCCTGCGCTTGGCCAAGACAAATGCCGAGCGCGCAGCCGAAGACGCGAAGGCCGAAGCCGTCAAGGCCAAGACCGACGCCGAAGCCGCTGTCGCCGCCGCCAAGGCCGATGCCGAGGCGAAGGTGAAGGAAGCCGACACCCGCGTGAGCGATGGCGTCGCAGCCGCCCAGAAGGCGGCCGATGATCGCGTGATCAGCGCCGAACTGCGCACGGCGGCCACGGCCGCCGGCATGAAGGATCTCGACGGGCTGAAGCTCGCCGACCTCTCCAGCGTGAAGCTGAACGCCGAGGGCAAGGTCGAGGGCGCCGATGCGCTGCTGACCAGCCTGAAGGAAGCCAAGCCGTACCTTTTCGGAGAGCCGGCTCGGACCACCACGACCCAGACTGCCCCGCCGCCCGCGCCCAACGCGCTCACTGGCAAAAAGGCCGGCGACTGGACGCCTGAGCAGATGAAGCAAGCCGAACTGGCCCTCGCCGCCGGCAGGCCCATCCCGAACTTCTAAGGCCCGAGCGGGCCTCCTACGGGCTTAGCGCCCGCTCCTGCCCACCGGGACCTGACGTCCAGGGGCCACCCCCACACCCACGACTTCAGGTCCCGAAAGGACAACCATGTCCATCGACAATCTTCCCGCCTCCATTCAGTCGGTCATCCAAACCGGCATGCTGAAGCGCAAGTTCGAGACGTCGCTCCAGGCGAAACTCGGCTTCCGCGCCATCGCCGACAAAGAGCCCTTCTCCGCCGGCATCGGTGAGACGATCACCAAGACCCGCACCGGTCTGCTGCCCGCCATCACGACCCCGATCGCTGCGGCCAGCAACACCGACATCACGTCCGGCCTGACCCCCAAGAACTTTGCCGTCGAGCAGTTCACCATGGGGCTCAACCAGTATGCCGACACGATGAACCTGAACGTGGTGACCGCCAAGGTCGCCATCGCCAGCCTCTATCTGCGCAATGTTTACACCCAGGGCGAGCAAGCCTCGCGCTCGGTGGATACTCTGGCCAGAAACGCCCTCTTCTACTCCTATGCGGGCGGCAACACCTTCGTCACCAACACCCTGGGCGCCGCCGGCACCACGGTTCAGGTGGATGACATCCGCGGCTTCATGCAGACGCTGAACACCTCCGGCCAGCCGGTCGCGATCTCGGCCCTGAACCCGGTGATCGTGACGGTCAACGGCAACGCCTATACCCTCGTCGGCGCAGTCGCCGATGGCGTCGCGCCCGCCGCTGGCCTGAACTCCTGGGAGCAGTTCCTGACCTTCTCGGGCGTGGGGAACAACACCTCCCTCACCCCGGGCGGCCGGTCCGGTTCGCTTCTGTTCAGCGCCAATGTCGCGACCGCCGATGCGACCAGCCATAACTCGGTCGTCTCCTCGGTCGCGCCTCTGATCATGCGCCCGGCGCCCGTCGCGTCGCCAACGATCGAGCACACCAACACGACGCAGATCAGCTCGGCGAACGACATCAACTCCGGTCGCCTGACCATGCAGATGATTCTGCAGGCCAAAGCCGCGATGTCCTCGAACAACGTGCCCCCGGCCGATTCGACGGGCCTCTACCACCTGTACGCCGACCCGACCCACCTGACCGGCCTCTATCAGGATCCGGCCTTCCAGCAATTCTTCCGCGGCGAGCGCAAGTCGGACGAATATAAGAAGGGCGTCATCTCCGAGATGCTCGGCGTTCGGATGGAAGAGACCAACCAGAACCCGGTCCAGAACCTGGCCGGCGTCGGTCTGGTCCGTCGCGCCATCCTGTGCGGCCAGGGCGCCATCGTCGAATCCGACTTCACCGGCAATTACGCCGCTGCGAACGAAGTCGATGACGGCAACCTGACCACGGTCGTGGACGGCATCGCGCACATCACGCGCGAGCCCATCGACGCCCTGAAGCAGGTGGTCACCACGACCTGGTCCTATATTGGCGGCTTCGTCTGCCCGACGGACACCACGGCCAATCCGACCGTCCTGCCCACGGCCACCAACAGCGCCTACAAGCGCGCGGTGATGCTCGAGTCGCTCTAAGCGCCTTGATTTGACCAGTCACCCGGGCCCCTGGAAACGGGGGCCCGTTCGGTCAGCTTCATGCGGCTATGTTCATTTCCGACACCTCATTTGAGGCGGCGAAAATTAGCATGGCTCCATTGACCTGACCGACCCTTCGGCGACCGCACCACCCCACAATCCCCACCGCATGGACGACGACGGCGCCTGCCGCTGCGCGATCCCGATCACAAGGACTGACCATGCCCGAAGCCGCCACGACCGCCGCCGCACCTCCTGCCGATCCCGCGAAGCCCGCCCCCGAAGCCACACCGGCTGATGTGATCGCCGCCGCCGATAAGGCCGCCGCCCGTGTCGCCGCCAAGAGCGATCTTCCGGCCAAGATCAGGCTGATGGCGCCCCATGGCTTCGTGGACGACGACGGCCGCAACCGGTTCTGGCTCGCCGGCACGGTCGTGTGCGACCCCGCCGAAATCGCGCTCCTCGTCGAGCGCCGCGCGCCCATGACCGCCGTCGTTGACTGATCAAGTCGGCTTCGACGGCGCGGCGACGCTCGATGCCTATGTCTTCGCCGACGCCGATCTGGTCGATATCCGCCGGTTCGCGGGCTATCCGGCGCGCGGCACCGGCATCGTCGTTTTCCCGTTCCCCTGGTGGTTCAAGTATTACCAGGCGCTTGAGGTCCGGCTTCAGAACCTGACGGCGAGCGAAGCCGCGATCATCCAGCAGTATCTGACCCAGCTGCGCACGCTTGAGGCGGCCATCCCTGGCTCCGGCGCGAACCTGGACACCGATCAAGCGGCGGTATGGACCCACAACAAGAACGAGGTCCGGGACCGGACGCGCCTCTACATGCAGTGGCGTCGCCAGTTCTGCGAGTTGCTCGGCGTACCCTACGGCTCTGGCGCCCAGCCGGGCGGTGGATGCGGCGGCGGCGTGACCATGGTGATCTGACCATGACCACCATCGACATCGTCACGTCGCGCGGGTCCGTGCTCGTCTATGCCGAAAGCAAGACGCGGCTGAGGGTACGGGTCAACGAGCTGGTCGGCCGGCGATATGTCGTAGGCATGGCCACGGTCGGCCGGCGGAGCGACGACCTGTTGCGGCTGATGGCCGCCCTGGCGGGTGTCGGATGACGACGATCGCGTATGCCAACGGCGTTTTGGCGTCCGACAGTCAAATGACCAGCTGCGATGGGCTCTTCGCCGGGTCTATGCGTAAGATCGGCAAACGCGGCGCGGTGATGTACGGTGCGACTGGCACAACGTCATGGATTCACACATTTCTGGCCTGGGCCGACCACGGCTTTTGCGGAGAGCCGCCTCGATCCGAGAAGGATGAGGACAAGGCTTCCGGTTTCGCCATCGTCGGCGACATGGTGCACGAGTGGTTCCCTGACGGGCGCTTCACGCGCACCAAGATCGACACCTTCGCGGACGGGTCCGGGGCAAAGATCGCCTATGGCGCCATGGCCGCCGGCGCATCTCCCGCCGAGGCCGTCGCCGCAGCCATCAAGTTCGACATCTACTCAGGCGGTGAAATCATGGTGCTACACCGCTAATGGACGCCGCCACGATCGCCGCAAAAATCTACTACGGCTACGCCAAATCGGCGCAATACATTGGCCTGCCCTTCCGCCAGTTCCGTCCGACCGGCGTCTCAAACCCGACCGCCGGCGCGGCGCTCGCCACCCTGAACGCGGTGGCGACCGTTGGCACGACCGGCTTCAGCTTCACCAAGTCGCCCGCCCACAAGGACGCTCTCTTCACCATGCTGGTGGACGGGACCCAGGTGCGGGTCGGCGACTACATGGTCGGCGCTACGGACACCTATTTCATCGCGGCCATGCAGCCGCTCCTGCCGATCCTGGCGGTTCGCTGCAACGCCGTGCTGAACATCGTCGGCGCCGGGCCCAGTCCGCAGCCGATCGGGCCGACGTCGGCTTACGGCGGCACGACGGCGGCGGACGAAGGCGCGATCCTCACCGGATGGCCCGCTAGCCTGCTCTACGACGCGCGCGGGCGGCAAACCGAGGTTGGCCTGCCCACCGACCTGCCGAGCCCGTTCTACGACATCCTGCTGCCCATCACACCCGAGGGCATCGACCTGCGCACGACCGAGTTCGCCGATGACGCCCTGGGTCGGCGCTACACCATCTCGTCCAGCGAGCTGACCCAGTTCGGCTGGCGGTTGACGGCACAGATCGCGATCACCTGATCAAAGGAGCGCGCCCTTGGCGGACCAGTCGGACGTCGAGCAAGCGCTGGTCGATATGATCGGCGCCGTGCTCTACCCCAACGGCGTGAGCACCCAGCTTCCCCCGGCGCCTTCCATCGTCGGCGCACCGGCGCGCATCTTTCGCGGCTGGCCCAACGGACTTCAGCTCGACAAGGATCTTGCCGCCGGGACGCTCAACGTCTCGGTCTACACGCCGAACGGCTTCGACCGGAACACAAGCCGCTATCCCAATGACTGGCAGGTCTCCGCACCGCCCGCGCCGACGCTTACGGCGACCGTCGAAGGTATCACGGTGATAGTCGGGGGCGCGGTGTCGCCGCCTCAGAACATCGCGGTGAAGATCGGTCGGAAGGCTTATCCCTACGCGGTCCAGACCGGCGATACGCTGGCCTCCATCGCCAGCGCCCTTGCCGCCCTGATCGCCGTCGATTGGCCAGGCGCCGCAGCCATCGGGCCGGTCATCACGCTGGTCAACCCGGCCGGCAAGGTGACCGCGGCCGTTGGAGGGTACGCCACGGGCTGGCGCGAGCTGCGGCGCCAGCAGAAGCGCTTCCAGATCGTTTTCTGGACACCGACGCCCGAGCTGCGTGATCAGGCCGTCAGCTTGATCGACGCCTACCTGGCCGGGGTCGAGCGCTTCACCCTGCCGGACAACTCTGTCGCCCGGTTGATCTACGCCGCCTCGACCCAGAACGACGCGCCAGAGAAGGAGCGGCTGTTCCGCCGCGATCTCCTCTGCACGATCGAATATCCGACCACGCAAATCGCGCCCTTCGCGCAGATCGTCGCTTTCGAGACGACCCTCACCAGTTCGCCGCCAACCTGAGGCGATTCCGCCCCACCCGCATCAACTCCAAGGAGGTCGCCATGCCCGACCAGCCTGAAATCGAACTCGTCGTCATCCAGCCTTTCGCCGGCCGCGCGAAGGGCGAGGTCATCACCGACCCCGCCGAGATGACAGCCGCGCCCGCGCACTGTGTGGTTCGGCGCGCCAAGGCCCCCGCGCCCCCCCCCCCTGCGCCCGCCGCCGCATCCGCCCCGCCCACACCACCTGCAACGCCTGCAGAGACCCTGCCCGCCAAGTAGCGGCGCGCCTTCAATCCCCACGTCGTCGCCCGCTTCAAGCGGGCTTTTTAATGCCCGGAGCAAGCCCGCATGCCCGTCTATAACCAGGGCAACGCGCCCCTGTCCGCGCTGTCCGTCCCCGATGTTTATGAGAACGTCCTCGCCCCGCCCGCAGCCGCGGCGTCGGGTGTGGCGTCGAACATTCTGGGGATCGTCGGCACCGCCAGTTGGGGCCCGGTCAACTCCGCGGTCTCGGCCGCAAGTTACGCCCAGGCTTCGCAGAGCTTCGGGCCCATCCAGGCGCGCGCGCATGACCTGGGCACGGCCGTCACGATCGCTCAGCAGCAGGGCGCCAACGCCTTCTCGCTCGTCCGGGTGACCGACGGCACGGACACCGCGGCGACCGCGATGATCCAGACCAACGGCGGGACCGCGACGGCCAAATACACCGGCTCGCTCGGCGCATCGGTCGCCCTGACCATCGCTCAGGGATCGGCTCTGAACACCTTCAAGGTAACGATCAGCCTGCCGGGCGGCATCCCTGAGACCTTCGACAATATCCCCGGCACGGGGGCCGCAGCGTGGACCAACATCGCCAGCGCCATCAATAACGGCAACGCGGTTCGCCGGGCGTCGAACATCATCGTCTTCGCCGCCGGCGCCTCCACGGTGACGCCGATCTTCGGTTCCTACGCGCTGGGGGGCGGCTCGGATGGCGCCTCGGGCATCACCTCCGTTCAGCTGATCGGCGTCGACGGCGCGGCCCGCACGGGCATGTACGCCCTGCGCGGCTCCGGCTCGGCCATCGCCCTGCTCGCCGATTGCGCCACGCCCACGACCTGGTCGGTACAGCTGGCCTATGGTCTGTCGGAAAGCACCCAGCTCGTCGACGCCAATGCGGCGGGCGATACGCCGACGACCTTCGCCGCAGCGATGACCACGGCCGGGGTCGATAATCCCTGGTTCAAGGCGATGCTCGGCGATTGGTGCTACTGGACCGACACGGTCAACGGCGTCACCCGCCTGGTCAGCCCCGCCGCGTTTTACGCCGGCTGGAAGGCCAGCAACCCGCCGAACCAGAGCGCGCTCAACAAGCCGCTGAACGGCATCGTCGGCACCCAGCGGTCGATGGCCAACCAGACTTACAGTTCGACCGATCTGGCGACCATCGCGGCGGCCCGTGGCGACGTCATCTGCAATCCCTGCCCCGGCGGCGGCTATTTCGGCTGTCGCTTCGGCCGAAATTCGTCCTCTGACCCGACGCGGCATCAAGACGCCTACACCACGATGACCAACTTCCTCGCTGTGTCTCTGGACCTGTGGGGCGGGACATTCGTCGGCCAGGTGATGACGCCGACGGAGCAGCAGGAGGCGCAGGACTCCATCGGCTCCTTCCTGGCTGGACTGCAAAGCCCCACGGGGTCCGCGCCGCTCATCTCCGCGTATTCGGTGGCGGTGACCAGCAACAACGCCACCGGAACGCAAGTCGCGGTCGTCATGGCGACTTACTTCGGCATTGTCGAATACTTCATCATAGACCTGACCGGCGGCCAAAGCGTCGTCGTGCAGTCGACCAACCCCCTCACCAACGCTTAAGGAGCGCCCCTCATGCCCATGAACGGCTATTCGGTCGGGCGCGACGTCGCGCTCACCTTGAACGACCCTATCCTTGGCGTCCTCCGCTTCGCGATCCGCACCGGGTTCAGCGCGAAGCAGGAGACCAACGACATCAAGGTCAAGCGCCTGGATGGCATTGTCGATCATCTCGTCTTGCCCGACGGATGGACCGGGACCTTCGACTTCGAGCGTCGCAACGGCTCGCTCGACGATTACATCGCAGCCCGCGAGGCCGACTACTATCAGGGCGTCAATAGTCAGACGCTCAAGCTGACCGAAACGATCACGAATTCCGACGGAACGATAAGCCAGTACCGCTACACGGGCTTGGTCCTCAAATATGAGGACGCCGGAAGCTGGACCGGCGACCAGACCGTCAAACAGAAGGTGTCCTGGATGGCCAGCCGCAGGCTGAAGGTGACCGGCTAATGGCGGCGCGCATCTCCAAGATCACCACGGCCGCGTCTTCCGTTTCGCAGAATGTCGCGCCCGCCGCCTCTGCCGCGACCAGTCCCGTGCCGGAGCTTCCCGCTGGCGTCGGCGTGGACGGGCGCAGCCGACGAATCCGCGTGCGAAAGCTCGACGCTCTTGCACGAATCGATTTTGCCGACGTCCTTGGCCCCGAGCGGATACAGAATCCCTCGGTCTCGGGGCCAGCTGCTGTTGCCTTTTCGGTGATAGAAATAGCCGGTGAAGCGGTTGATCAGCCGAACTCATGGTCTGAAATGCGGATGCTCATTAAGCGCCTAGACGATGACGGTATCGCTTGCGCCGCGTCCACACTCGTGCGCTCGGGCTATATTGAGTTGCCGCCGGAAGAAGGCTCCGATCCCACGGGGGAGCGCTAGCCGATCAGGCCCGCATCCGCGCAATGGCGCAAAGTGCTGATCTTCAGCAACCCCTGTTTTTGATCAGCAAGGGGGTCAGCGAGGAAACGGCCTTTGGGTTGTCACCTCGCAAGCGCCTTGCTTGGTGCATAGCCGCAGGGATCAACGACGGCGGCGAGTGGGACTGGTCGGCTATGAAGTGGCGCGAGAAGTCATGAGCGGCGAGTTTTCAATCCTGGGCTTCGTCCAGCACCTGGGCGTGATGGGCGCCGAAATGGCGATCGCCGAGCATGAAGCGTTGGAGCGGGCAGCGCAGATCGTCGAAAAGGAGGCGAAGGCTTCAGTCGGCGAGTATCAGGGCCAAGCGGGTCCGTTTGTGGCCTGGGCTGAGCTGGCTCCTGCCACGAAGTTTGATCGCGCGGGAAAGGGTTTTCCGGAAAACGAGCCAGAATTGAGAACTGGCGAGATGCGCGACAGTATCGAGCACACGATCATCGGTCGCGAGGCTCATATCGGATCGAACTCTGACGTGCTTTATTGGCAGGAAGTCGGCACGAAGAACATGCCGCCCCGGTCGATCCTTGGGGGCGCGGCAGTTCGCAAGACCGACGAAGTGCTCGCCGATATTAGTTCTGAGGTCATCACGGCGCTATCGGGCGTCGAAATCGGTCGCAACCGCTTCAGCCGCTCCATTCCGGGCCCGATCGGGATCAACTGACCAGCGTAGAGAGAATGATCGCCGCAATTACGCCCACGCCAGTTCCGACCATGGCGCAGACGCTCCAAAGCCAGGCCAGCCAAACCTTTTCCATCCGAGGCTGCTTGTCCCACCACTTTTCGGCGCGCGTTTGACATAATGGCTTGGCCCTGGTTGGCGCCACGGACCAGTAGCTGTGCGAACCTACGTCTATAAATTCGGCTTCCGTCTCGACCACGATTCCATCACCATGGAGATCGGCCAGTTCGCGCTCGAAGCGGCTAAGATGTGGCCCAACAACGGCGCGCTCAGCCATTGTCATCGTCTGCCTTCTGTCTACCCGACACCTGTAGACGTCCACTAAACGCATCCTCGAATGCCAACGCAATGACGGTGCCGTCGGTAAATTCAGTGCGTTTTATGACCTGCCCATCGACCACAGTCTTGACGTATTGGCAGGGATTTTCACATGTCATACGCAACGACGGGTGATCGGCCGAAGCCAACGTGTAGGTACCGTTTCGCTCTCCCAAGTATCTAAGCATTAATATATCTCCAGCACCGATACCCGCTTTTTTGTCGTCATCAGAAACAACAGTTGTATAGCCGTACGATGAACCCTCTTTTATTTGGTAGTTATGGTCCGGCACCTGTTGGGGCTCGGCGGTCGCCTCTGTATTCGCCACCGTCGGCTCTGCGGCAGCGGCCTGAGGCGCGCGTCCTTGCGGCACGGTCGTCGGCGTTGCGGACGGAATCGCAGCTGCCGACATGATAAAGGCAATCACACCAACAAAAAAACGCGACCAGATTGGTGTGCCGCTTAGTTGACGAATTCTCCACGTGTAGGGGCAAAGGGCTGTGGCGACAATCAGGCCAAGAAAACCTGCCAGTCGCGCTTGCCCCGCGATCTCAGAGATCGCCACAATCAGAACAAGCGCTGATAGGACGACGCCGAGGAAGAACCAAGCTCTCTGCTTTGTCATTCAGGCCGCCCCGTCATACCAAAATCCGCCCTCACGCCTGATTTTGCACCAACTCGATTGCAAGTCGAGGTGAACGGGAGCCGAACGAATGTCCGACGTCTATCGTATCGGCGTCAGCATCGCCATGCACAACGGGGTCAGCTCCGTTCTCGGCATCATCGCTAAAGATTTGCTTGGTGTTCAAAACAATGTCGGAAAGCTTGAAAAGGGCTTTTCGCGACTGAAGCTGGCCATCGGTGGGATCGTCGCCATAGCAGCGGGCGCCGCTTTGATAGGCGGCGTCGTCAAGGTAGCCGAAGCCGCCGAAGAGTTGAGCCGGGTTCAAGGGTCCATGGCGGCGGCCGGCATTCAGAACCGCGACATCGCCCGTGCAACAGCTAGCGCGTGGACCACCGCGTCCACTGTTATGGGAACAAAGGTCGCGGACAACCTGACAGCCATTGCACACCTGCGCGCCTCGTTTGGCAGCCTGGATGAGGCAATCGCGGTGGGCCCAGCCTACATGCGAAACGCCGTGGCCCTCGGCGCAATCACTAAGAAGGATGGCGAGAGCGAGGCATTCAAACTCGCACAGGCCATCCACTTGAGTGGCGCCGCCAACGATCCGACGACAAAGAGGCTCAATCCGGAACTCTTCGCCAAGGAGATGCACCTTTATACCTCTATGATTGCGGCGGGTCAGGGCAAGATCACGGCCGGCGACCTCCTGGCCTTTCAAAAGCAGGCCGGTTCCTATGGCGGCAACCTCACTGATGAGGGTCGCATGGGGATGATTGGTTACATCCAAGCGATGGGCGGGCAGAAGGCTGGCACGTCGCTTGCGACCACGAACCGGGCGCTTAAGGATGGAATGCTGCAGAAGGCGTCTTTGGCGACGCTAGAGAGCGTTGGGCTGATTGACCCCAGCAAAGTCATTGGGGGCGGCCAGCATCGCCGCGGTCGCGCTGCATGGCACGAGGTCGGCGGGAAATGGGACTACGGGCGCAGCAACGCCGAAGTCGGCAACGGAGCATCGCCGGGGGGCGGTGTCCAATTTAGACCCGGAGCGCTCAAGAACGAAAAAGACTTCCTGCACACACCCATGCAGTGGGTCTACAATACCGTTTTGCCGGCACTTCAAGCGCGCGGCCTGAAGACGACCGAAGACCAGATAAACTGGGTTCAGCACGCTAAATTGACAACGAATGTCACTAGATTGCTTGCTGAGGGTATTCGAAATCAGGGCGTAGATACGCAAGAAGCTAGTAACGTTCGCCAAGCAACGAAAAGCGATCAATACAAGTCTGTTCAGGGCCGAGACCTCGGCCAGAACATCAAAAACCTTAGTAATGCGTGGCACAATTTCATGACCGCCCTCGGCGCCCCGCTCATTCCTATAGCCATCCGAGGCCTGAAGGCCGCCACGGCGGGTATTCAGGCCATGACAAAGTGGGCGGTCGCAAACCCCAAAGCTGTCGTGATGGTTGCCAAGGCCGCTGTAATACTTGGCGCAGCGCTGGTAGGATTCGGGGTTGTGGCGGTCGGGATAGCCGCCTTTGCCGCGGTGGCGGCCGGAGGGGAAATCGCTTTGGTCATCGCGGGCGTGACCGCGATCCTTTCGGCTCTGACTGCATTCGTTGCTTTTGAATGGGGGTCCGTCGCCAAAGATTTTGATATCCTCAAAAATGCGGTCGGCGGGTTCTTTGGGTGGCTGATCCATGGCGATGGCCACCCTGGAAAGCGCTCCCAACAAGCGGGTGACGTATTTAGCGCTAATATGTCGGCGACTGGCGCCGGATTACTGGGCTCAATAGGGTTTAAGCCGCCACCCAAGGACCAGACCGGCAGCAAGACCGGCGACGTCTACATGGATGGACGCAAGGTCGGAAAGATCGTGGCCAGCCATCTTGTGCCCGGCAGCGCGGGCCAGGCGGGCAACTCAACACATGATGCGTCCATGAGCCCGATGCATGTCGGGCAGGCCTATGTGGGGCGCTGATGGCTGACACGACGGTCCAGCTCGGCGACTTCACCTTCACGTCGTTCGAGGTGCCTGAGGTCATCCCGTTCGGCGGCGAGCAGGAGCTTGCGATTCACAAGCTGCCCGGCGGCGCGAAGGTTGTCGACGCCATGGGCTGGTTTCCCAAGGCGCTGAAATGGGGCGGGCGTTTCCAGGGAGAGAACGCGAAGGCGCGCGCCCTTTATGTCCAGGGCCTGTTTCAGATCGGCCAGGCGCTCACCCTCACCTGGGACAGCTTTCGCTACCAGGTCGTGCCGCGCATCTTCGATTGCGATTTCGAGCGCTTCTATCAGCTGCCGTACACACTGGAGTTGGAGGTCGTTCAGGACCTGACGTCGCCGGTCACGACGGCGCCGACGGTCACGATTGATGATCAGGTCGCCAGCGACATGGCCAGCGCCACCGCTTCGGCGACCGCTGTCGGCGACACGACTTTGACGGGCAACCTGACCTCCGTGCAAACGGCGATCTCCGCGGTTCCGACGTTTGAGGGCGCCACACAGGCGCAACTCACTTCGGTGCTAGGCCCGATCGCGACGGCTCAAACCTATGTCGCCTCGCTCGTGGCTTCCAACACCGCGACGGCGAACGCCGGAGGCACTTTCTGCGGCATGGAGGGTGGTGCAGCGCCAGCGGCGCTCGCCGCCAGCCTGACGGGCTACCAGACGGCCATGACGACGCTGGCGAACCTCCAGGATGTCTCGAACTACCTTGAGCGCATCGCGGTCAACCTTGAGGCCGACGGCGCGTCCGGTCCCACCCTCACTACGGCCGGCGGAAATCTCTACGCGGTCGCGGCTTCTGCTTACGGCGATCCCTCCGAATGGACGACGCTCGCCGAAGCCAATGGGCTGACCGATCCGGTGCTGACCGGGCTGAACCAAATCCGCGTGCCCGCGCAGCCGGATGGCGACGGCGGCATCTGGCAGAACTGAAAAAGCGACGGGCCGGCCTCTTAAGAGCACCGGCCCGCGCCTCGCTGAGCTTCCGACGCGCCACCCTCAAAAGCAGTGACCGCCATCCCAGCATCGCCTGGGTTTGAGGTTGTGGCGCACCGTCTGCCGGCTCCTGTCCGCCGTCAATCTGCATCGACAGGGAATTTGCATGCCGACGCCGTCCGCCGCGCGGCAACCGCGCTCGATCATGAAGGTCAACGGCGTGATCATGCCGTTCGAGGATTGGGAGGTGGACAACAACACCCACTACCAGGCCGACACCTTCCGGGCGAAACTAGCAATCGACGCTCTGCCCGCCGGCTATGGTCCAGCCTATTGGAGCGATGCGCCCACGCTGGCGGTCGAGATATTCGTCGGCTTTCCGACGAACCCGCTCCAGTTCAGCGCATCTGACCTGACGAGCATCTTCTACGGCAAGGCCGACGACCTAGATCCGATGGATCTGATCCGGGGCGAGCTCGCCATCACCGGGCGAGACCTGACCGCAGAACTGATCGACACCAAAACGTCGGCGAAATACACCAACCTGAAGAGCTCGCAGATCGTCACCAAGATCGCGGTCGCGCACGGGCTCGCACCCGTGGTC